ATGCATTCAGAAAATCGAAAAGGTAAGCGTGTGAAGGCCGGAAGGGCCTCGGTAAAGACAACGCGAAAAGGTACGTATGATCTCGAATACATATTCGATAGGCTGTGCGATGCCAAGCGCGCTGAAAATGTCGTTCAGGAAACGATTGATAAGTACATGCGTGCTTGTCGGTATCTAACGAAGTACGCGGAGGAGATCAGAGTGTCCGCAGACATACGTCATATTGACGTTGACTTTGCGCGCGGCTTTGTATCGTGGCTGATTAACGATAAAATAAAGTTCGACGGTCACAGTTTCAAATTAGACGAGCATAAGACGCAGGGGTTATCTCCGCGGTCAGTTAACGATTATATTAAGACCATTCGGACTTTCTTTCGTTTCGCGATTAAAGAGGCGTATGCGGACGATAACCCATTCGAAGAGGTTACGTTAATTACGAACCCGGAGAACCCGATAAACATCCTTTCACCTGACGAAATGCGGGCGATTCTTAATGCGATGGATCAGCGATCTTTCGTTGAATTTAGAGATTACGTTGCGTTAACCTGCCTAATCGACTCTATGATGCGTGTCGGTGAGGTGTTGTCCATTAAAGAGTCGAGTATTGATTTTGGCTCCAAAACGTTGATACTCGAAGGAAAAGACGTAAAGAATCGAAGGGGAAGATTCGTACCGTTAGAGGATAAAACACTTCGATTGCTGCGCGAACTTATAAGAGAAAATGAGGAATTCGATAGTGAATATGTTTTTCTGGCAAACTATGGCGAGAAGATGACGACTAATAATTTTAGGCAGCGACTGAATAACTACGCAGACAGGGCAGGCATCAAAAAGCGCGTGCATCCTCATTTAATACGTCATACGGGCGCCACGATGTTTTTAGAAGATGGCGGAGACATTCGGCATTTACAGGCGATACTCGGACATAACGATCTCCGTATGGTACAGCGTTATACACATCTATCCAAAAAAGCGCTGGCCAAAGAGCATAGTAAGCATTCACCGTTACTTCAGATACAAGAAAATAAAAATAAAAAACGGAAAACTAGCAGACGATGACTCGGCCATACGGCCGGGTTATTTTTTTTGTCCGTTTTTGCGCGGTATTAATTTGGCGTGCATATTATCGGTTGTAAAAAGTTTTACTTCTGATGTCGCAAAATTAACGGTAGCCTACCCGTTATAGAAGTGAGAGGTGATTACGAATGACCGACGAACAGCTAGGCGTATTAGACTTACGCGAACACAAATTTACGCAGGTAGCGAGTTGCGTTTTATCTGACCGTAAGATTCTCGATAAGAGCGCGCAGAAGCTCGTTTACACGATGCTATCAATGCACGCGGACAATCACAGTAAGCGATCGTTTCCGTCTATAAAAACGTTGGCAAGCGAATGCTTATGTTCGGAGAATACGGTTAGGGATGCGTTAAAGAAATTGAAGGCGGTGGGACTCATCGATATACGCGAAAGGAAATCGCAGGAGAGCGGGCAGTTATCGAACCTTTACGTGTTGCTTCCAATACCGAGCATCTTCGATTCGTGAAGCCGGGGGTTCGTAAGGTGAAGCCGTCCCTTGCTTAAACGCTAGACGAACTATACTCATTTACTATATTCATTATCTATACTCAATTAAATAATAGCGCTCAATTAAAACCTTTTCGCGCAGATACTTATTAAATAATAATTCTATCGCGGTTAGGAACATCAGCAAGAGTGAGCGAAAGCGAACGATTGCTAGGTCTTATTAATAAACGAAGGGAGAACGATAGTATGGAATTTTATGTATATACGCAGAACAACAGCGGAGGGTCATTCGTTTCGGACGAAAAATTATGTCATCGTCTTTTTATTGAGGCGGATTCTTATGACGAAGCCGAAGCAATTGCAGAAGGACTTGGCGTCTATTGGAACGGCGTTGACGAAGGGACTGATTGCGCGTGTTGCGGAGATCGTTGGGGCGTGGCATCTTTGGTCGATTTAGAGCGCATTAATCAAAAAGGCTGGGAAGCCTGAGTATACTCGAATGAAACTTCGCTTGAAAAAGAAAAGGAATGGCATGAACGATACGGAAACTATCCGATTCATACTACGCCAGCATGGTCCGATTATATATTTCGTAGTTATTCCGGAAAAATAGCGTTTGAAAACATTGAACAGTACGCCCAATTCCTTGCGGACGAATATGGATGGACGACACCTGACGCTCGCATCTTCTATAAAAACGGTACTGTGCGTGAATTTTCTAAAAACAGATAACGAAAGGATGTACGATATGTTTACGAAATATGAGCTCGCTACTATATACGAAGCGCTCAACGATCTTCATCCGGGTACTCGCGTTCAATTCGAAGGGGGCGTAGAGGTAGCGGTATCCGATTTAAGCGAAAAGGTATTGCGGCTAATTAACGAAGGAGGCGACGCCAACCATGGCGATTGAAATCCCGGTCTCACCCGATTACAAACTCACATCCGACGCTCTTAACATCATTGTAAATGAGCGCTATTTCACCGACCCGACAAAAGCACCGAACTGGCCGAAGAAGCTTGCGGAGGACCCGGACGCTGACCCGACGCCGAAGGAAAAGTGGCGCGAAGTAGCGTATCACTCAACGGTCGAACGCGCGGTATTAGACGTAATGAATCGACGGTTGCGCGACTCGGATGCGACATCGCTGGCGGAATTAGCACGATTAATACGGGAGTTTCGCGAGGAAATAGCGGCTTTACTGGCGGTCGAGGGCAATCGGTAGGGTAAGCGGTAAACCACGAAAATACACGGAATGGAGGCGGAGAGACCATGGCTGATGATTACGTGCGAATGGCGGAAGACATCGCGGGTGAATTACGTACACTAAAACGCGAGAATGAGCGTTTAAAGGACGCGGAGGAATTTATTAAGAGGATGTCGGCGATATCTCAGCGCTTTATTAACGAATATCTAGGCTTAGATAAGCAGGATAGGGAGCCCGCAAACGTTAAGGAGTTCGTGGCAGAATGCGTTAAAACAGACGCAGTTATTACGGATAGAGCGGGCGGTCCTGATCGGGTTTGGTTTAAAGCGATGAATGATTACTACGGAATTGAAGACGGAGAGCGAGTCGTTTGGTTGCGCAAAGGAGAAAAATTCGCAATCTGGAAAAACCCGAGTACGCGCGAATATACCATTCGATTAAAGGACGGAAGCGACCTTCTTGTTGCGGTTTATAATCCGTTCGGCTGCCCCCTCTTAGGAACTGAATTGATCGTAGATGAGAACTTCGAGGTTTGTGGATGTCAATCTGGCGGATTTTACTATTAGGGAGGCGTTAAAGTGACTGAAGAAGTTAAACGATTGCGCTGTGCTGTGGCGGATTTGGTTGGCGAGAACGATCGGTTGAAAGAGGAAAACGAAATGCTTAGCGGAGAGTTAGCGGCTATTCGTGATATGTTGCCGGACGAATATGGTTTCGAAGAAGGCACGGTCGAATATGCGGTCGGATATCCGGAGGGCGTAAAAGACCTCGTAAGGCAGACGGTCGAGCGGATGCAATCACGTATTGGATTTGAACAGCTTATGTACGAAATGTCCGACAAGAATGTCTGTGATCTTGTGGAGTTGCTTATGAAATGTCTACCGGTTTTAGATGAAAGGAATCCCGCATTTAACGATTTATCAAAAGAGTTACGCGAAGCAATTGCGTCATTCTCAATATAAAGGAGGCGTTAAAATGAAGCCGACAATCACGAAGGAACAGGCGGAGGCAATCGAATCGGCAAGAGGGTTCGGACACGAAGACGATTGGATATTACGTGCACATGCGGACTTCCTATCGGGGCACGCTCCTCGATGGTATGACGGACACACTTTCGATGATATGGACGTCACTACATTAGCGGCCGCGTTAATTAACGGATACGAAGTCGAAGGTACACCGGAAGACCGGGTACGCGAGTATTACGCCGAACTTCAGGAAAAGGAACGGGCGGCGCAATCCCGGGGCGTTACGTTCAGTTTGGAATGCGAAAGGGAAGGCGTTATCAATACGCTCAATCTACTCGGAATCAAAATCGAAGGAGTGAATGCGCGATGACAACGTATGAAACGAAGCCGGTCGCCAAGTGGAATACGCGCGATTTCCAAGCGTACCTCAAAGCGGAGCATGAACGGCTTTACGGCGTCCCGTACGTACCTTTTCGCGGCTACCAAGCCGAAGCGGGCATGCTCGGACGTTGGGTCGGTACGAAACGAAAGCCGGGCGAATATGGGCCGGAGATAACGAAGCGATTCATCGACATGTGCTTCGCGGATTATAAGCCGTCCATAGACTGGCCGGGCGTAAGCTTCGGATGGATGCAGACGTATATGGGGACGAACTTGCAGCGGGTGGCGAACGCTGTGGAAGCTGAGCAGAAACGGGCTGAGCGCAATGAAGGCGTAGATGATACGTGGTTCTAGCGCGCCCGGCGGCTGGACGCCGATAATTAGCGTCCAAGGAGTGCGAAAATAGGCTTTCTGAATGCGAAAACAAATGCCGCTGTGAGGGCGATAACTACTTTATCTTCGGTTGATACTTTCATGAATCGAACCTCCTTTCGGTAACTTAGGTATATTGTACCACATAAATGCGAATGTGCGTTCGATTTTTTATAAAAATTCGGGAGGGATTGCGAAATGGCAGAAACGAAAAAGTATGTGCGGGTTAAGAATGCGTCTGTAGACGGTGTTTGGTATGAGGATAAGATCGGTCAGATATTCGAAGTTGTACACGAAAACTCCATTGCGCTACTTACAAAGTACATCGCCGTACTCAGAGAAGACGCTGAAATCATCGTCACAGAAAAGCGTCCGGCCAAAGTTGGTGAGCGCGTGTTGATTACGGTAGCTGCACCGATTGGAAAACAAGCCTATGAGACAGGAGATATTTTCGTAGCAGAATCACTATATGATCCGTTCACTAAAGACATACGAGTTTTAGGAATGCCGGATTTTATCGACTATAACGAATACGAAGTCATCGTCAATAACGAAGTTAAAAACGAGGAGGCTGACGAAATGAAAATCGATTTGAACGCAATGGAATATGACGAGTTAATCGCTCACGGCGAAGACGTAATGCGGGCGATCAGACTACGCGCTTATGGCGAAGGATACCGACAAGGCAAGTTCGATGCGGAGATGGATACTTCGCACGGTCAGGCTCCGATTGTAAGCGCCCAAGCCCGCCGTGATGAAATCGTTGAGCAGGCGAAGGCGGACGTTGAGGATTTATTCAAAAGAGACATCGGATATAGACACGATTTTATCGTAAACTCCGAAAAAAGAACCGTTGTCGCTTTGAGAAAGTCGTTCGGGGAAGGATACGTACGCGAGAAGGGAATCGCCAAAGCCGCACCGGACGACTGTTTCAACGTTCATATCGGAAAGGCGATTGCGCTAAGACGTGCGCTAGGCTTGGCGGTGCCGGACGAATACTTGAACGCTCCGCAGCCGACTGAGTTTCGTGTGGGCGACGTTGTTCAATATTCAAAACGATGCGCAACCGTTGTAGCAGGCCGACCTAATGGTTTCGGTGAAACGAAACTAACTACCGCAAATGGCCTCGCAGCACGAATCATCGACGACTCACGCGAAGAGGTGATCGGTGAATGAACAAGGCAAAAGCAAGCGTCGGAGATTTGATTAAATTGACTATTTACGGAGGCGAAAATTATCCGGAAGGAAGTGTTCTCCGCGTTCATAAAATTATCGATATGTCTCGGATTAGAGAAAAAATCGAGAACGGCGAGTATGATGGTGAATACGTAGAAATCAACTATCCGGAAGGGACTACGGCGGATGAAGTTACGGCTTTTCCGACATGGGTTCGGATGGATGTAAACATTCACGAAGAGTGCTTCGGAACGATGTTTTTCCTTGAGAACGAAGATTACGAGGTCTTAACCGAAGAGGAGAAAGATGCGTATTTAGAAAACGAGAAAAACAAAAGGAGGAGTGCGAATGACTTTAAAATATACGATGAGTGAGGCGGAGATCGTCGAAGCTATGGTCCAGTGGCTTAAGCAGCGAGGATACGCGGCGACCAAAGGAAAGTTTGTGATCAATCAATGGAATCGGGAAGTAAAAGCGGAGTTTACTCTCCGTAAGAATTAACGAAAGGAGGTCCGCGAATATGACTAACGAAAATACTTGCGTTCTCGCTGACGGATGCAAAGCGGCCGGGACCGACGCATGTACGCGGCACTGTACGCATTTCATCGCGATGCACGGCGCATCAGGCGAAGGCGGGCGTTCAGGGGCGGCAAGGCTTCCGCGTGAGTACCAGCTCGTGACGCTACAGAATTCGCCAGCGCGCGGTGACCAACCGGAGGCTTATAAAGCGGCTTATGCTTACGCGTCTACATTTAATCGTCAATTCGATCAGCAATCCGGTTCGGTAGCTGCAGCGGACCGCATTAAGTCGCTGTACCTCGTAAGCGAATCGCCGGGCACCGGAAAGACGACGACGGCCGCCGCACTTCTTAACGAATGGCTACGCGTCCATTATAGCGGCTCCCTGCGGCGTGGCCTCGAACCGTTGCAGCGGCCGGCCTATTTCCTCGACGTAAATGCGTGGCAGAACGACTATAACGAATTCAACCGTCCACGTGTTCCGGATTCCGTTGCAGAGCCGGCGGCCGCCCGTTATTATCGTGCGCTTGAGGCCGCAAAGATGGCGCCGTTTGCGGTGCTGGACGATATAGGGGTACGCGATGCAACGGACGGCTTCCGCGGCGATTTGCATACGGTTATTAACGCAAGAGTAACGAATCAACTACCGACGATCTACACGAGCAACATTGCGCTCGATCAGCTTTGGCAAGTATTCGGTGAGCGACGTCTGGCCGATCGGGTGGGCGACCTATGCCGCGAGATTGAATTCGTAGGCGAATCGAAAAGGGGGATGCGTAGATGAAAACGGAATTCACCTTCGGGGATATCGTCTCGGTTGCCGGGTACGAAAATCGGATATTCTACGTCGAGGCTTGGCGCGAAGTAAAGGAAACCGATGAGTGGGGCGTAAGTGAATACATCGAGTTCGAGCTGACTGACGCCATAAACGGTGAATTCCTCGACGCGTTCGAAACGGATCTGCGGCTGGTCTGCCGGAAACAGTTCGCGGAAGATTACCTTTTAGAGTACGACGAGACGGATTATCCGGAGCCGTCGGGCCCATCGTTCCACTTTACGGATGATTTTTCTTTCGGAATAGGTTACGCGAAAAAGGAGGCGGTTGGGATGGCGAGAGAACCGAAGGAAACGCCGAAGACGGCGCGGGCGTTAAGTGCGCAGGAGGTTGCGAAACGTAAACGGAAGACTGACGAGCTGCTGGACGAATACAACGATAACATGCGCTTGTACGAGACGTTTGGAGATGCGGAGTATAAAACGAAGGCTGACGGTGTGATGGCGAAAATGAGACGGGAGGCGGGCGAATAGATGCAGGAATTAATTATAGGGCTTATATTTTTTGTTAGCGCAAGTATAGCTGGGTTCGTAATTGCCACGAAAGGAGAACAGAAGTAATGGGCGTATGGAGATCGGATTGGGTTTTGATTGGCGCGGATATAGGATACGATCAATTCGATGAATACAAGTACGAAGAGTACGAAAAATTTGAGGGCGTGGATAGACCGGGAGAGATTACGTATTTAATAGACGTAATGGGCGGCGATTATTTTGTCGTCGGTGAGGTCGTGACCAAAGCATCTGAATATGCGGGATTCAGGCTTTCAGAAATAGAAGTCGGAGATATTTACGAAAATGCTTGCGAAAGAATGCGAGCGCATATCCGCAATGAATTCGGGATTGAAGCGGAACCGAAGCTTATCGTTATCACACATTTTACGTAAGGAGCTGAACGCCGATGAACTACGGAACTTTACTAATATCGAAAGCCATCGAAGCGAACGATCCGAACGCCCTGCTGCGATTCAATGTTTCGGAAGCCGACTTCCAAACGCAGGGTGAACGCAAGGCCTTCCGGTACGTCATGGATTACGCGGAGAAATACCGAGGCCAAGCGCCGACGGCCGAGATGGTTGCGAATGAGGTGCCGGACTTCCAGCCGGATTTTAATATCGAAGCCAGCTACGACTATCTTGCGAAAAACCTAAAGGATCGGGCGGCTGAGCGCGAATTTATCGAGCTGATGAACGGCCGTATTGATCCGGAAACCAATCGCCAAGTTCAGGAGCCGCAGCTCGAAAAACGATTTATTGAAGCGCAAAAAAGCGGTGATATGGGAAATTTCTTCGAGTGGTTGACGGGGCAGGCCGAAAGTCTTAAAATGAGAACAAACGTTCGAAATGAGGTTGGGCGTACATTAGCGGACATAAAAGAATCGTTCCGTGATGAGTATATGAAACGAGAAGAAGGTCGTTCGTTCCGCATTTATAAAACGCCTTTCGAAACTTTAAATAAAGAGATAACGGGATGGTTTACGGGTGATATTTACGGAATTATGGGTGAATCCGGCCGCGGAAAAACGTATCTTATTTGTTTAATTCTCGACTCGCTTTTGCGTCAAGGTGCGAACTGTCTCGTTAAATCTTTCGAGGTCAAAGAATACGTATTTATTGCGCGTCTGATTTCGATTGCGACGGCAGTAGACGGATTGCTTTTAGATAAGATTGGACGAAAAGTCGGGCTTCCAAATAAAGCAATCCTTTCCGGAAAGCTTGAGGACGTTGTTCGCGAAAAGTTCTTCGAAGTGCTTGATGTACTTGATTCGTATTACCCGGGCACGCTTTACTTCCAAGGGAAAAGCGGTAGGGAGCTAACGCGTACACTTTCTGACCTTGAGCGCGAGTTAAGTGGCGGTAAGATTGATGTCGTGTTTTTAGATCCATTCTATGGGCTTACTGACGTGTATGGAAAGAACGTAAATAAAACGGCCGGTGGTGCAGCAGAATATGCGGCTACTCGCTTCGAAAACATAATCGGTGATAATGATGTGGTTGGATTCTACACGGTTCAGGCTTCTGTAGATAAGAAAGAAGTCGGTGAGGATGGCGTAAGGGAGCTTAGAATTCCTACACGCGATAAAGTCAAAACGACGTCAAGATTGTTGGATATCGCGACAAACCTTATCGGGTTCGACTCAGTTGCGAAAGAAGGCATAGCCGGAATCGGCATCGAGAAAGGGCGTAACGGCGGAGAAGACTTCACGCTCGAACTTCTGGCGTTGTTTGATTACGGAGTACTGCGTGAATTTCCGAGGGGCGAGGCTGCTGCGGCTCAATTCGATTTTTAATGAGATTGGAATTTACCGGATGATATTGTCAACAATTACATCTAAATTTTTGAATATTTTCGACAAATTGCGACTGCAAGTTTCGTAACAATGTCGTAATATAATTTACAAGTCTCGAAAGGAAGTGTCTCGAATTGCCGATATTAACTTTGAATGGACGTTTTGTAGACGTCGACATTCGGTATGAGCTCGAACAATTCAACTGGACCCGGCCGACGTGGGGCGATGAACGCCTGCTGGCCGCCAGTCCATTCAGATACGATCGGACGCCGAGCTTTTACGTTTACCTCGAAGACACAGCGTCGGCAAAAGCCGGCTATTGGGGCGACTCAGGCGCTTATGATGAAGAATTTGCGCGAGGCGGGTTCGTTAAACTGCTCGCTTTCCTGCGCGGCGAAACCGAAGACGACGCAATCGAGTATTTATTGGAAACGTATGCACCGGCGGCTGAAGGCGGGCGTATGACGCTGCGGCTACCGAAATTAAAGGCCGTCACGAAGCCGGAGCCTTTGCCGGAATCGATCCTCGCGGACACAATACCGGGGCCTAACGCTTATCTAACGGGCCGGGGCATTGCGGCCGCGGTACAAGAAGAGGCCGGCGTATCGCTTGCCGGAAATGCAGTCGCGATCCCATGGCGGCTTCCTAACGGGCGACTGGCTAACGTTAAGTATAGGGCAACGAAGGGGAAGGCGTTTTGGTACGTAAAAGGCGGCATGCCTATCCGGTACTTAGTGTACGGAATGGATCTCGTATATGCGCAGCGGCTTAAAAGCGCGGTGATATGCGAGGCGGAAATCGATGCTATGGCGTGGCGATCAGCGGGCATACCGGCGATCGGAACAGGCGGCAGCACATTTAATTTGCAGAAGGCGGACATAATCACGCAGTCTCCTATCGAATATTTAACGGTAGTTACAGATAACGACAAAGCTGGCGAAAAGTTACGGCGGGAGATTGAGCGTTATTTGATCGGAAAGGTGCGGCTTGCGCACGGTTATATTACGGAGGTGAAAGACGCTGATGAACTACTTATAAAGCGCGGTACAGAAGCGTTGAGAGACGTGTATGATCGTGCGGAGGTCGTGAGACCTACTTTACGTTTAGGTTCGGGAATTCCCGTACTTTAGGTCGGCGGAGGTTGTATTAACCCTCCGTGTTGCTGTCGGATACCTCAATCCAATCGTACAGATCTTCGGGCGCGCAGCCGAGCATCATTGCGATATTGTAGGTTCGTTCGATGCTCGGAAGATTCCGAAGGCTGACGTAATCGGACATTTGCGTTTTTGATACTCCGACCATTGCTGCGAGTTGACTGAGACTAATTCCGCGTTTCTTGCACAGTTCGGGTATCCGACATTTGCCGACCTTAAACGTGATAAACACCTCCATTCGTAAAGGTGTCCAGTATATTTTATATTATCGCTTTAACAAAAACTACCGAAAATTATTATTGACATATCGATAATGCAATAATTATAATTGAGTTAGTTAAAAGTTGCTGATCGAATTTAAATAGATAATCAAGGAGGTAGGCTCACTTGGAATACATCACAAAAATGGTGCATGATTTTATTGAAGACCACGATGACATAAAAAAGACGGATGTTATGGAGTTTGTTGGAATGAGTGAAAGTGCATATAGGGATTTTTTCAAGAAAGGCAAAATAAGTTTCAAGAAACTTATTAAATTCGCTCAACTGATTTCAAGAGAAACAGGAAAGGGAAGTCATGAAATTTTGTCAGAATGGTGTTTGCATATCACACGGACAGAAACAATAAAAAATGCATTTGAATACTCCGCAATTACTACAAACGCTCCCCTTTTAAAAAGATTATTACTACTTCACCAAAATACTGACGGAGTTCTTAAACAGACGGTGGAAGTGTACCGCATTGTTTATAACTATATGGTAGGAACGTTGAGCGGTTTTGAACTGAAGGATGCAATAGGAAGACTCCACAATATAACAAGTAAACCACTTTTGATCTTAATGAATATCATTCGACAGTATAACAACTATTTTGAAGGTGACATACAAAAAATAATAAATGAAGTCTCGGAAATCCAGAAGGATATAACAAACCTAGGGCCGCGAGAAACCTTTTATAAAGAATGCTTAACGTTCAGGGTCTGTGAATTATTGGCGCCTATTAGTTTGCAACTTAATGATGTAAAATCTGCTCGGGATTTTGCTGAATCCATTATTAATGCAAATATATCCGCGAAAAAGAAATCTGATGCATATTATGTTATAGGGATGTCGTACTTACCGGATGATAAAAATGTCTGTTTGTATAACCTCTGGAAAAGTTACGAGTTAATGCGTGAAGTGGGCGATTTGCAGTATATCCAAGAGGCAAAGTTCAATTTAGATTTCGCGAAAGTCTTTCACGGCGTTGAGCTTGATGAAGATTCTAACTTCAGGCTGAGAGCATATCAGAAAGCGAGAAACGGGAAAATTTCTTTAGCGAAGTTACATACGATATTAGAGAGGGGCGATAAAGACAATTTTATAATATTTTTCGAAAACACAGCGGAAAAGTCAATAGATGTAATGTATAATTGCCTAGAGTCTTTTTTCTGTCAAGAAAACTTCTTTTTTGCAAGGTTAGTAGCGAAAGAGCTTGAGAAAGCAGGAGCTGACTCACGAGCGCTTAGACCATTCCTAAAATTCAAAAAATTAATTAAAGGAGAGGTTTTAATTGAAAAAGATATTATTAGCCACTTTAATCGTAGTGATGGCGGCAGCAGGATTTGCATTTAAATATGATACACAGAATCAAGCTAGCACCGAAGGAGAATATAAGGTAGCCGACATTCGGGTTGGCGCTTAATTCTTTATTAACCCCACAACGTAATGTTGTGGGGTTTTTTAATTTTCTAAAGCTTCTACGAAACACGATACTCAGGTCGTATCCGCGCTACTTATTTTTATATAAATAGGGTGTCGTTTTCAGATAATTGCAGAAAATACTTGGTATTATTTACACATAGAGAAAAAACAAACAAAAAATGCGCGGTTGTGTAAGCAGGTGCATATAGTCGTATGTAAGCAAAAGGGAGGACGAAAAATTGAGAAAAGAACAATTGAATAGCGAAGTATTAAAGTACCGAGAAAGTAGAAGTGAATCTGCTTTTAGGGTGGTTTACGATTACTTCATAACAAGAAATGACCGAAAGTTCAAAACAATTGGTAAATCAATTGGTGCAGATTATTATGAGGCAAGAGCGATTTATGAAGATACCTTACTTTCTTGCATTGATTCGTACAACGGAGAGCATGATTTTGAAAGGTTATTTAATGCAAGTGTTCCGTTACAGAGGCGTTATTTTTTAAGGGGGCGGGTAAACAGAAACAAAAGAGAAATTATACCAAAAGGAGACCATAAGGATGCGGCAACATTCGAGGTCCCTTGCACGATAACCCCGGAAGAACTTTTGACTACAAAAAAAGAAGTTGACCAGCGGCAACTGATCGACTTCCTATTAGGTACTACATCTGACGCAACGACAATACAAATCGCCGAAGCATATCTTTCGAGTGAAAAGCCAACTCCGACGGCAATCGGAAAAAAGTTGGGTCTACATCACTCAACAGTCATACGCAAACTCGAAAAGCTCTCACGCAATTTCGATACCAAACAGTTCGGCGATTACCGAGACTACTTGATCGCGCAATAACTACGCAGCTAGGCCCGAAGGACTTTCGCTACGTCCTCATTGTATTGCATATTGTCAACGAATTCAAGCGAACAATTATGCGAACATGTCCTCGGCCTAGTGCGATTATCCTTAAAATAACGGAGGCTAACGTACTATGCATACATCGAATTTACCCGCATTTAACGAATCTCAAACGCTTTTAGCGCTAGATGAGCGCAAACTCACCGATTTCATTTACCAAGGCGCATGGCCGTACGATGAAGACCCGGCCGACTATTTGCCAGCTACATCGATTAAGGCGGTGCGCGTCGGATGAAACATTACGAGGTCACAAGACACGCCGTTGATCGTGCGGTAGAACGATTAGGGATAAGTCGTCCACAAGCTGCCGGGCATATTAGGAATTTAATGCAAACGGCTTTCTATGTAGGCGATCTCAGCAACGAACATGGCCATCGAACAAAAGCGTTCGATCATATTAAATCAAGAACACGATTGATCGTCGATGGTATTCGAGTAGTGACCGTCTACAAGATGGCCGATCCTTTGGCGCCAGTCGAAGATAGCCCGACCGCAAGTACACCGCTGATTACCGAGTTGCCTGACGAACTCAAGACGGTACTTAAACGAAAGTCTGACGTACTTATTGTCCGTCATAAACGCGAATTACGAAGCTTAACGATTCAGCTTGCGGAGAAGAACCTCGAAATCGCGCAGCTCGAATTAAACCGCGCAAAAGCTCGCGCACATAAGATTATCGCAGTCATTGACGCAAAGATCACCGTTGCTCGTTCTGAATACGCGTCAATTAACGAAAAAGCTACCGCGATTAAATCCGAAATCGAATCGATTGAGAAAGGCGTGGCGGCGTATGTCTGATCTTTCGTGGGTAGGACCGATTGCCGCCGTCATTATCGGATTAATATTTTTCGGAATGTGGACGAAAGCGGGCGAAGACAACGCATGATAGGCGCGTTGCGTCCTCGGAGAATGTCGGGGCGGCCGTTAGGTAATCCGTGTCGCGTCGCTACTGCCAAGCGCTGGTGGCGTTTCGGGCGCAGACACCGGCATTTTGCGAGGGCGAAAAGCCTTAATAAAAACGTAGGGGGAAAACGAATGAGCAAATTTGAAAAAGGTGCAGCGGCACTCGGTTCATTAATCGGAGGTAACGGTGGCGGTTCTAAAAAGGATAAGGCCGAATTCACACGACTTGGCGAAGAACCAATTAAAGTTCGCGTCAAAGGACCGTTTGATTTAATGCGATACTTTGCTTACGGAGTGCATAAACAGGTCAATACGTTCATTGCGAAGAATCCTCCGACTTACAACAAGGACGGGTTTGCGAGCGGAGACTTAACTCCGTGGGATAAAGCTTCCGATTACTATTATAAATTAGCGCAGAAAGAGCAGGACGGTTCGAAGAAAGATGAACTATCTAGGCTCGGTTATAAATTCCGTGCAAAGCCGCGCTATATTATGGGCTTCTACGATCTGGAATCCGGAAAAGACATTATCGTCGATTTTACGAAGAACCAAGCAATGGCGGTGTACTCAACCATTCGCGAATATGTCGAGCTCGATAAGCAGGGCAACGTTGTAGAAGGCGGTGAGCACGAAATTTACGATATGGCGTTTAAGCTTTCGAAGAAAGGAAGCGGCACTAACACGACTGGATCACTCGCGCCAATCATTAACCTTTCGAAAGGTCTGGCGGCTGAGGAACAGGGGAATCTTGAGGCTTCCGCAGGCCAGCCGTTTGATACTTCGATGTTTGACGGTGTCTTATACGAAATGGACGAAGAGGAAATGATTAAGTCGCTCGTCAAAGCTGACTTCGATATTAGTATTCTCGGATTAACGATCGGAGGCAACGCGGCAGACTCTAACGAACCTACTTCCGAAGAATTACCGTTCTAATCACGTATCAACCGAGCAACCAAACGAAAAGGAGGCGCTCATATGGCGCATAAAGCAGAAGATACCGGCAAGTATTCGGAACTGATCGCTCGTGCTGCGCTGCTGGCTAGCGGCTGGCAGGCGGTCAGTACGTCCGAAACGGAAGAGGCATTCGATATTAGCGCAAAAGATCCGTTGAGTGGCGAGTGGAAAACGTTTCAGGTGAAGACGATTTATGATCGGAAGAAGCGCGGCAGCCTTATCGTTCAGGCGCGGAAAAGCGACCGGACACCGTATAAGCTCGATGAAGTCGATTACTTTATCGGCGTGCTTATCGGCCGCGGTCCGGTGCCTACCGTGTGGATGTTCGAGAATCGCGAGCTTACCGAGTATTGGGGGCCGCAATCAAAGGACGGCAAGCGGTGGGTACGGATGGATTTGAACTTCCGGCGCGAAGACGTAGAGATTACGGAGATTAACGAATCGGAGGCGGTATGATGGCGTGGTTTAAATACAGCGATATGAGCACGGGCGGCTATGAGAAAAGTGATTACGGAACTATTTTCGTTGAGGCTCACGACGAGTACGAAGCTAACGATATCTTTGAAAGCGAGCTTGACCTTGATCCTTACGGCGTTGCTTGCGATTGTTGCGGAAATGATTTCTGGGTGTCAGAGGTCGAAGCTGACTACGTTGAGGGTTGCGCGCAAAGTGACGACGTTCTTGTAATTAAAAAGGAGGCGGTATAAATGGCGAAATTAAACGGCGTTAAGACACTTGATATGGTGAACGGTGAAATTACGAAGGTTGCGTATGGCGGTGCGGTTTACGAGCGCGTGGAAGGAATCGTGCGAGAGATAGGCAATCCCGGAGACTTGATGCTTAACGGTCGTGATCACAAAGATCTCAGCGTCGGTGAATTCTACGAAGTTATTGTTGACGGAGTATACGGACGAGTTACAGTAAGTGATGATATCGGTCAGCCTCACGGAAGAGCGACTTTGCACGATTCTAGCGTACTCTTCCGCAAAGTATCCGCTAGCACCGGCCCGTCCTTAGAAGAACGCGTCAGCTCTGCGAAAGGCGAAATCGAATCGTTAAAATCCGACGTGACTGCGTTGAAGGGTGCATCGGAATATAAGCGGATTGACGCAGATGAGGCGAAGGTGGGCGATTTCGTTAAATTCGATGATCCGCCGCACTCCTTAACCGATGAGGAATATTACGAAATTGTCCGTATCGATAGTTATGGAGATCCGATAGTCAGTGACGATGACAGAGACGAGTACGACGCTAGTAACCGTCATTTCGAAGTCTACCGCAAAGTAAGCGCCGCAAGCGTAGAAGCTGAGCCGAAGCCTGAGCGCCTGAAGGTCGGTGATTATGCGAAGGTGGTTAATGCTACCGATTGCCATCGCTTCACTGACGGAGATATCGTTGAAATAATCGGAGACCGTTTTGGATCGCCGTATAACGAACTTTCCCGCAGGCTTACAGACGGAAAAAATCAATACGTCCCAAAACATCAGTTAGTCCGCGCCACTGACGAAGAAGTTGCCGAAGCTAAACGCGAAGCCGAATTCGCGAAATTTAAGGAAGGCGCAAAGGTTCGTTTGCTTTCGGGCGGCGGAGACTTCCCTTTAGGCGGATTCGAGACTGGTAAGATTTACGAGGTTTCCGATAACGAATATAACCATACGAGGGGCAAACGCATTCGAATCGAAGGCGGCGCCATTCCGTTTAACGGCTCCGGATGCGCAACGCCGGATCAGCTCGAAATTTTAACCGAAGAGGAAGCCGCCGAGATCGAGCGCAAGAAATGGGCGGAAATCGGACGCGAGGTTGGCGAATATAAGGTCGGTGATGTGGTTGCGTACGTGGATGGTCGTTGGTTTGTGAATAGTGGTATCGGCGAAGTTGTTGGTTTTGGACCCGAAGGAGGCCCTTCGATCGAAGCGGTTAATAGTAGAGGCCTCAAAACGTCGTATTATCTAGAACATACGCAAATCAACCTCATCACGCCAGTCGAGGCGCGCTTTGACCGCTAAAGCCGCCGTCTGCGCCAATTGCAACGCTAACCTATACGAAGGGCGATCCGCAATTTACGATTCGTTCTTCGAGGTTTATGCGTGCGGGCCGTCTTGCTGGTCGGAATGGTATGCGGATAATGAAGCGGAGTATAAACGGAAATGGACGGAGGCGGTCGATTTATGACTCGGAAAAAAGAACGCGCGCTATCTTATGCGCTCGGGATATCAATCGCATTCTCAGCGGGTCTTGGCGCAGATGAATCGCCCTTAGCAATGTTTCTTATCGCGGCTATCGCTGTCATTGCGTTCGGTATTATGACCGTAGCAGATACAATCGAAAAGTAACACGCAATTACTTCGCGGGGAAGGAGGACGACGAATGGAAGGCTTACGGTTAAACATGAACGCGCTGAAGCCGGCGGCACCGAAATCAGACGCAGTAGAGGCGACGGCTAAGCGGAAGGCAAAAGCCAAAACCGCCGAGCCGATCGAGGAAAGTTGGCGCAAGATATTCGCGATGAAGCTATCGGATGCCGACCGCAAACGGCTTACCGAAGTCAAGGCGGCCATGGATGCGGGCAAGTTAGCGCGCGATCCGGCTGACTGCGTTAACAAGGCCGGCAATCCTAAAGCGTTCAGCAAGGCGGAGGCGCTTCGGTTATGGAAGACGCTACAAGAGGCGCAGCGTGGCGAAACCTTGCAGCAGAAGGTCGAGAACACGCCCGGTAATTACGAGTTAATTGCGACTGAAGATCGGTTCCAATCGCTAATTGAAGCGTTAAGTAACGAAGAAATCATCGCGGTTGATACCGAAACGACAGGCGTAGATGTATATACGGATGTTATCGTCGGGCTTTCGCTAACGTTGCCGATCGCTGACAGGCACGTTTATATACCGGTAGATCACGTTGATTGCGAGCAGCTAAGTCGCGAATATGTACTCGAAGGCCTGGCGCCTGTATTTAACGATGAGTCGGTCGGAAAGGTTCTGCACAACGCAATATTCGATATTGCGATGCTTCGTCGGCATGGATTCGACCTTAAAGGCGTCGTTTGGGATACGATGACCGCGATGCATTTACTTAATGAAAACGAAGGCGATCGTACGTTAGGCGGAGCAGGCTCGTTTAAATTAAAAGACCTGGCGCCGAAATATTTAAAAACACCTGCAGACACTTTCGATGCCTTGTTCGGTAGAAATGCGCAGTTTAAAGAAGTTCCGTTAGATATTGCGCTAGTTTACGCAGCGAAGGATACGGAATTAACTTGGAAGTTATACGAATTTCAACGTTATCACATGGAGAAAATGCCGACGATTTTGGAATATTACCAAACCGTGGAAGTTCCGTTACTGTACGTAATCGTTGACTTAGAAGCTAACGGTTACATTCTCGACCTGGATTTCGCTAAAGAATACGGAGAAAAGCTTCATAAGCGCGCAGAAGAGTTGCGCAAGGAATTGGTCGCAGAGTTGGCGCCGTTTCATGAAGGAGACGAACCGATAAATCTAAACTCGACCCAGCAGATGCGCCCCGCACTTTCGAAGGCAATCGGCAAGGATCTCCCGAACATGGATGCGAAGAAAACGCTGAAGCCGTTGAAAGACGACCACGAGATCATCGCTAAACTTCTCGAGTATAAAAATATCGTTAAGCTAAGTGGCACATACATCGATACGTTACCGACGAAGCAGAATCCGACAACTGAGCGTTGGCATTCGCGATTCAATCCGATGGGAACCGTAACGGGGCGATTCAGTTCCGGCAAGGACGAGGAAGACAAAACACAGCAAGGTTTTAACGTTCAGAACCAGCCTCCGGAAGCGCGTCCGATGTTTGGTCCTCCTCCCGGAAAGTTGCTAGTAGGCGCCGACTTTAAAGCGCAGGAAATACGATGTGTGGCGTATTTATCGGGTGAGCCGGTACTGATAAACGCTTTTTTAGAAGAGCGAGATCCCTACGCAACGATGGCATCGAACTTTTACAAGCGTCCGTATGAGGAAGTTTACAAAAACCCTGACGGGTCTGATACGAAAGAGCGTAAGCGAATGAAAGTTGCTTGGCTTGCGACATTGTACGGTATGAGCGATTATTCACTCGCAGACATGCTTGGCGTCAGTAAGAAAGAAGCTACCGAATTTAAGGAAGAATTATTCGGAAGTATGCCGGATTTATCGGCGTGGCTGAAAGAGAACGAAGAATTTGTGCGTAAGAACGGATACGTATGGGCGGATTTAAAAGCGCGAAAACGGCGGCTGCCAGACGCTAAACTACCGCGCAAAAACATTCCGTATGGGAAATGGAATGATCCGAAATACGATGCCGCCAGGAAACATAACTCGCGGATCAATCGCGCTTTGCGTCAAGCGACTAATGCTCGCGTACAGGGATCGTCGTCTATTCAAACGAAAGTCACGATGATTAAAGCACACGAATATTGCGCTAAAAAGCCGGGTTGGGCTCTATGGTCAACGGTGCATGACGAACTCATTTTCGAAGTTCCGGAGGATTTTACGTGGGAAGAAGCGCAAGAAATTCGCGATATCATGCTTAATTCATATCGTTGGGGCGACGTTGTGCCGAACGGAACGGATATCGAAGTAATGCGCAAATGGGGCGAAGGTGTGCCCGTTGGAGAATGGTTTAAAAACAAGGAGGCGGAGATGTGACCAAGAAACTCACAGACGAAGAAATATCGGAATTGAGGCGATACGCTAACCGGTGCTGTGATCTTATGAATTACGCAAGTATTTCACCGGGAGTTCTGCTCGCGTTGTTAGATGGTTATAAAAGGGAGGACGATTAATTGACGAACGCCAACGCACGATCAGCCGCAAACTCACTGCGCGCCCAATTAGCGCCGGCACCCGAGCCGACCACATATGCGCAGCAGATTGCGGATGAACTCATCGAATATCTAAACGAATGGCACTCGCTTCCTGAAACGTGGGATAACGCCTTGGACGCGCAGATACACCGATGGTACGCAGACGCTCCGAAGATATTTCCGAAGAAGCCGTACTTTTCACCGTCATCTGCAAACGCCTGTCCACGTGAGCTCTATCATAAGGCGGTAGGATCACCGAAAGACGTAACACGAAAGCCTCCGTATCAAGGACGTTGGACGCGCATCGGAACGGCTATCGGCGATATGATACAGCGCGACTTGCTCTTTATGGAAAAACACTTCGAAAAGAAAGTCGGCCGCCCCTGCCCGTTCAGCTTCGAACGTAATCCGGACGGCACGCCGATGTTCGAGGACTTCGCCAAGCTGAACCACAAGATCGAGCGCGGCGGCAAGACGTTTCACCTCTTCGGAACATGCGACGGCATCATGCGTTATGTCACCGAAGATGGCGAAGTATTGCGCGTGGGCCTCGAAATCAAATCGAAGCAAACGAGCGCGGCCCGTACGTCTTTCTATTCGCTGAAGAAGCCGGATGAAAAGCACGTTAAGCAGTGCGTCGCTTATGCGGAGATGTACGGTGTCGACTTATACGTAATCCTCTACGTAAACGCATCGAAGAAGGCGTGGGAGTACGAGGAGGGAGAATTCGAAAAGTCGCCGGACATTCGGGCGTTTGGCCTCGAAATCGGACGCGAAGACATCGATGTGCTGCTCGATAGATTCGTAGAAATTCAGAATTCGATTGACGACGGAAAGCCGATGGCGGTCGACCTTAACGGCTGGACATTCAACGGATACAAAACGGCTATTGCGCAATCGCTTACGGCGGCCGAGCTGGAAGCCATCCGCGATAAGGTTTCGCGAGTCAAACGGTCGAACGTCTTTGATTCTACGAAAAGGCAGTACGCCGGGGCGCTAGAGTTTATCGAAAAAGTACGCAAAGGGGAGGCGGTTTGATGGCGAGGTTTATTCTTTACACGTTAATTGCGGTATTGTTATCGACTCTCGTTACCTTTTTGATATCGCTAATTAATCCGGAGGTAAGCGCTACACTATCGGTTCCTATCTCCCTTATTATAGGGCTCATCGCAGGGTGGAAGGCGGTATTAGATGACTAGCGCCAAGCCTATCCGCATTCTAGCGTTAGACATATCGACTAATCCCGGCTTCGCGGTCCTCGAAGTCAAACGGCTGAAGTCAGGTCCGCGCGTGAATCTCGTACACGTAACGTCTGTCAGCACGACGAGCCAGTCGCCGGACAGCCACCGGTATTCCTATATCGAGGCAGCGGCAACGATGGTCCTGCACGAACACGGACCGTTCGACGTTGTTGTCCGGGAGCATTACACGAAAGGGCGCAATAGGCGATCGACACAGACGGTGTTTGGTGCGTGGGCGGTCATCGACTTAGCGCTCGGCAAATACGGATACAAGGCGGATGTGGAGATCACGCCGACAACGGTTAAAAAGGACGTAACCGGAAAAGGCAGCGCATTAAAAGACGAAGTAGAGGCGGGAGTGCGGCGGATGCTTTCGCTCCCGGCCGACTTTACATTTCGGACAGATGACGAATCGGATGCGGTTGCGATTGGGCTTTCGTATCTTGTTCGCGAGAAGGTTATAAAACCGGGGGAGGCGGAGTAGATGAGTCAAGGATATTTTTTAATCGCTGGTAAAACGGAGGGGTTTAGTTATGAGGACGCTAAAGCTCTTCGTTGCGGCTCCGAAGTCGATGCAGAAAGCCTTGTTAACTCGCTTAGACACGAAGGGTATTCGATCTTTTACGTCACTAAAACCGTCTATCGAATTGATGATAACGCGACTATCGGGGAGGACGAATAAATGGGTAAATACGAACAATACACGCAAGGAATTCTCAGTGCGATTTCCGATGTCTTTAACGAAGATTCCGAGCACTATCTTACGGAATTGGAAAACGTAGATTTGACGGAATTCTTTACTGCCGCAAACATGGCGCTTCTTTTGCTGTTCAACGAATTTACAGGCGATCAAAAGAACGCGCTGGAATTTACGCACGTACTCAACGGTCTAGCCGCACAGAAGGCGATTGAGAACGTAAAGGAGGCGGATTGATGGAGCGCTTAATTAAATGGGGAACGATCGCAATGATTGCGCTGGCTGTGTTTGTTTTCGTGGTAGCGCTGCCGGGATATACGATTGCGTCTTACCATAACGAAAACACTTACGTAATAAAGGTTACGGATAAAGAAACGAAAACGTCTGCCGATTCCTCGAAGTATTTGATTTTCGGAGATGACGAGAAAGGTAACGCAAAAGTGTTCGAAAACACAGACGCAATATTTGCGCGGAAGTTTAATTCCAGTGATCTGTACGCGGAGATTGAAGTCGGTAAGACGTACGAATTCAAGACGGTGGGCTTCCGGATTCCGTTTATGTCGAGCTATGAAAACATAATGACGGTAAAGGAGAAGTGATCGGATGTTTAAGCGGAGGCTACTCGAAACACTTTCGTGGATATGTTCAGGTGTGGCGTATTTGGTGCCCATTAGCTTAATGATTTGGTCCGCGGGGTTTCCGGTAGTAAGGACGTTAGCTATAGTAATTGCCGTTTTCGGACGGCTTCTCGTCGGACTTTACGGAATCATCCGTTTTATCTTATGGCTGATCGTTGAACCATACCGCGCACATAAACGCGAGAAAGCGAGGGCGGCCGAATGATTTACGGAGCGACTGACGAAGGTTTGCGGAATATGAAACGCTGGCTTAACGAAAAACTGATCGAAAGTGATACCGCCATCAACTTCCACGACCGGAAACTGATCGAAGAGCGCATCGAACGTGAACGGACACAGGCGCGTTTGGACGAAGTTGAGGCGGAAATCGAGAGACGGAAGGGGTAGATCGGATGCATAAACGTGAAGAACTAGAAAATGCATTATCGGCGTTGGAATTCGAACTACGGTCGAAGGAGAGTGATCTTGAAGACTTACGCGAGGAGATGCAGGACGTTCAGAACGATATTGACGATATCGAAGATCAAATCGCAGATATTGAAGACGAACTTGATTCGTTAGAAGACGAAGAGGATTCCGAATGCTAATCGCTTACTACTCGCTGACCGGCAACGTCCGCCGATTCGTCGCTAAGACCGGTCTGGCAGCCGTCGAAATTAAGCCGGGGCTGATGCTCTCCGAGCCGTTCGTATGCGTGACCGGTACGTATGGCTTCGGTCAGGTTGCCGGCACGGTTTCCGATTTCCTTGCGGATAACAGCGACTATCTTGCGGCCGTAGTTGCGTCAGGCAATCGTAACTGGGGCGATAATTACGCAAAGGCGGCCGATGTGATTGCGGCGCAATACGGCGTGCCGATAGTCGGGCGCTTTGAATTATCGGGCACAGACGCAGATGTACGACAATTTCTCGAAAGGGTGAACGCGCTTGACGAATAAACACGCAAGCTACATCGAACTTAATAACGAAATTATGCTACAGAAGGACGGCCGGTTCCAGTTCGAAAAGGATATCGAAGCCGTCCGCGCTTATTTTATTGACTACGTAAATCAAAACACCGTATTTTTCCACGACTTGGGCGAGAAGCTCGACTATTTGCGCGAGAACGATTACTACGAAACCGAATTCCTCGACGCCTATACTTTCGATGAAATCAAGGCGGTTTATCAGGCGGCCTATGCGCACAAATTCCGATTCCCTTCGTTCATGAGCGCGTTCAAATTCTACAACGACTATGCGCTGAAGACGAACGATCAGAAAAAAATCCTCGAACGCTACGAAGACAGGGTCGCTTGCTGTGCGTTGTTCTTCGCGGGAGGAGACGCAACCAAGGCGATCGAGTACGTAAATCTTATGATGCGTCAGGAATATCAACCGTCAACGCCGACGTTCTTGAATGCGGGCCGGAAGCGTCGGGGCGAATTAGTTTCGTGTTTCCTGCTCGAAGTGGGAGACTCGCTGAATGACATCGAAAGGGCCGTCGGGATCTCGATGCAGCTATCGAAAGTAGGCGGAGGCGTATCGTTGAATCTATCGAAGATTCGCGCGAAAGGTGAATCGATTAAGGGCATCGAGAATGTAACGAAAGGCGTCGTCGGAGTAATGAAGCTCCTCGATAACGCATTCCGATATGCAGATCAGCAAGGTCAAAGACAAGGATCGGGCGCGGCTTACCTTAACGTATTCCATGCGGACATCCACGACTTCCTCGATACGAAGAAAATCTCGGCGGATGAGGACGTCCGAGTCAAAACGTTATCCATCGGCGTTGTTATTCCGGATAAATTCATCGAACTGGCGCGAGAAAATCGGCCGGCTTACGTTTTCTATCCGCACACCGTTTACAAAGCGTATGGCCAACATTTAGACGAAATGGATATCGGAGAGATGTACGATCAGCTCGTCGAAAATCCGGCCGTCCGAAAAGATAAGATCGACGCGCGTAAGCTCCTCGAAAAGCTCGCCGTGCTGCGTTCCGAGTCGGGCTATCCGTACATCATGTTCGAAGGCAACGTAAACGCAGAGCACGCGAACGGCCACGTATCGAAGGTTAAATTTTCGAATCTGTGCTCGGAGGTGCTTCAGGCGTCGCAAGTATCGGAATACACCGACTACGGCGAGCCGGACGAAATCGGCCTCGATATTTCGTGTAATCTCGGATCACTCAACGTTGCGAACGTTATGGCAAACGGAGACTTCGAATCTATCGTCAAGCTGTCCGTTGATGCCCTAACGCGAGTCTCGGAAACTTCGAATATCAAGAACGCGCCGGCAGTCGCAAGAGCTAACCGCGAGATGCGTTCGATTGGGCTTGGCGCGATGAATCTACACGGATATTTAGCGCAGAATGGCATCGCCTATGAATCGGAAGAAGCGCGCGATTTCGCTAACGTATTCTTCGTACTCATTAATTATTGGTCGCTTGTGCGTTCGAATGAATTAGCGCAGCAGACCGGGAGCACGTACGAAGGCTTCGAGGGATCGACGTATGCAGACGGAAGCTATTTCGATAAATACGTCGCAGAAGACTTCCGTCCTAAAACGGAGAAGGTCGCAAAGCTGTTTGAAGGCGTTGAAATTCCGAAGCGCGTCGATTGGGTTCGCTTGGAGGCTAACGTTATGCTCCATGGACTCTACCATTCGTACAGACTTGCGATTGCGCCGACCGGATCTATTTCGTATGTGCAATCGGCAACGGCATCGGTCATGCCGATTATGGAGCGCATCGAGGAGCGTACGTACGGCAATTCGAAGACGTATTATCCGATGCCGGGATTATCGCCGCAGAATTGGTTCTTCTACAAAGAAGCGTACGACATGGATATGTTTAAGGTCGTCGATATGATCGCAACGATTCAGCAGCACGTCGATCAAGGAATCTCGTTTACGCTGTTCTTGAAGGATACGGTGACGACGCGCGATCTGAACCGGATTGACTTATACGCGCATCATAAAGGAATTAAAACGCTGTATTATGCGCGGACAAAGGATACCGGGCAGGAAGGTTGTTTGTCCTGTGCGGTTTAGCTGAGAAAAAAGAGACGATAATTCGTCTCTAGTATTTCTTTATTATTTTTTTAACCAAACTATCAAACTTCTGTTTCTCAGCAAAGGATAAATCATCTATAGATACATCTTCCATCTTTCCCTTATTCTTACCACTAGTGTGTACTATTACAGGGGAAAATGGTGGAAATGCCTGGTTTTTAGTTACGGCTATTATGCGCTCTTTTTTCATAAACAGATACTCCCTTCTCTAACTTTGAAATTATAAACTATAGCTTCTATATGTCAAGAGAGCGGTAGCTTAAAAAATTGCGAAATGGAGGACGAATACTTGACAAATGAAAACGCAACCCATACGGCGGCCGATTGGTCGCGCCACGAAGACGACTTTACGCAAATGTTTTACAACCAAAACGTTAAGCAGTTCTGGCTTCCGGAAGAGATTTCGCTTAATGGCGATCTCCTTTCGTGGAAGGCGCTGAGCCCGGCCGAGCAGACGACGTACATGCGAGGCCTTGCCGGCCTAACGCTATTAGACACGGAGCAGGGAAATACCGGAATGCCGATCATCGCGCAGCACATCGTCGGCCACCAACGGAAAGCCGTCCTGAACTTTATGGCGATGATGGAGAACGCTGTCCATGCGAAGTCCTATTCGAACATATTCATGACGCTGGCACCGACGGAGACGATCAACGAAGTATTCGAATGGGTTAAGGAGAATCCGTATTTGCAGCGGAAGGCGGCGCTAATAACCGGTCTATATCGCGACATAAAAGAGGGCGATGCCCTTTCGCTATATAAGGCGCTCGTGGCTTCGGTTTACCTCGAAAGCTTCCTGTTTTACTCCGGATTTTATTATCCGTTATATTTCGCTGGCCAAGGCAAGCTAACGAGCAGCGGCGAGATCATTAACCTTATTATTCGCGATGAGGCGATCCATGGCGTTTACGTCGGCTTATTAGCGCAGGAGATCTACGGAAAGCAAGAGCCGGACATCCAGCTTGAGATGCGCGACTTTGCCGTCGAACTGCTGACGGAACTGTACGATAATGAGGTCGCATATACCGAGGATCTATACGATGCGGTCGGTTTAACGCCCGATGTAAAGCGATTCCTTCGGTACAACGCGAATAAGGCGCTGCAAAATCTCGGCTTCGATCCGTATTTCGAAGAGGAAAGTCCGAATCCTATCGTCATGAACGGACTGAATACGAAGACGAAATCGCACGACTTCTTTTCGCAAAAAGGAAACGGCTATAAGAAGGCGACGGTCGAGGCGCTAAAAGATTCGGATTTTTATTTCGAGGGATAATTGCGCGGTTTTTCTACTAGGCGCATATTATTTCACGTAGGATGTCGCAAAACGGGCGATTACTTACCCATTATATAAGTGAGGAGGTCATCGCCTGTGAAACGATTTATCAGCGCCACGGCAACGATTATCGCCGGACTGCTCTTCATTCTACCGTATATCCATACGATAGGATTCCGTTGGTTTTCGATAGTGGCCGTGTTCGCCTTGATTGCGGTATTAACAAGCGAAAGCACGAAGGAGGAAACGAAATGAACGTAAATATAAAACGGTTATCACCGGATGCACAGATTCCGGCTTATGCGCACGCAACGGACGCCGGTTTCGATCTAGTGGCGGCAGAGGACGTTATTATTGAGCCGGGAGCAACGGCGTGTGTGCCGACGGGCTTGGCTTTCGAGATTCCGGAAGGATACGAAATGCAAATCCGACCACGATCCGGCATTACGCTGAAGACGCCTTTGCGCGTTCAGTTAGGGACGGTTGACGCGGGCTATCGAGGAGAGGTCGGAGTGATTGTCGATAATATTGCGCAGAAAAAAGTATTAGGTCTCGATCTTAATCAGCAAGCTATCGAATACTCTGAGATCGCTTCGCCTGAAGTCATTAGCGGTTCGTTAGAGAACGAATGGGATTATTTCGGATATTATCCGAACGATACGTACATCATCCGCAAAGGAGATCGCCTAGCGCAAGCAGTAATCAAGCCGGTCGAACAGGCGGTGTTTACGGAGGTTGATACGCTCGGCGATAGCGATCGAGGTGCGGGCGGTTTCGGGAGTAGCGGGGTGTCGTCGTGATGGCGCCACTTCCCCGTAAAAGTAGTAAAACGCGATGGGCTATGCAGTTTCCCTTCCGAATACTTGACGAAAGAGCACCGAAATTCATCGCGTTACACATGTCCGTATATCACAAGCCGTTTAAAACTACGTTGCGCTGGATTGCGAAAAATAGGCGTGGGCTATTCGTTAATCTGAACGCGATTTCAGACGAACAGTACGCGGAACTTGAACGCGAAGTGAGCATGCATTCGCTTGCGATGTCGGACGTAAGCAGAAACGCGATTAAACGAGGCTACAGACGATTGTTAAAACGATTGGAGGACGGATAAATGGCGGAAACCAAAATGAACGTACAGCTTATCGCACATACGCAAGTCTCTCGTAGCTTCTTAGACACGTTTGTTCCGTGCGGTGATGAAACGGACGGCCAAGCGGTCGCCCTAACCGCAATCAGAACGTGCTATAGCGCCAACAAGCCGTCCGAAATCGTCGCAAAGGAAGGCGCCAAGTATTTCGGCTCCAAAGCGTCAGACGGCGGCGCAGGCACGGACGCCGACCGGCTTTTCCGGCACATATTCGCGTCCAAACATACGTCGACGTTGGAGCATATCTCGTTCACCTTTGCGATCGAAGGCGTCAGCCGGGCGTTACTGGCGCAGCTTACACGGCATCGTGTCGGATTTAGCTTCAGCGTCCAGTCACAGCGGTATGTGCGGATGGGGAGCGACGATAGATCGGGCGGATTTGATTACGTGGTCCCGGAGAAAGTTACGAGCGATAAAACGGCGGACATGTACGATTTTGTGTACGGAGCGCCAATGACTGATCGCCCAGCCACGGATATATTCGTGGAGGCTATGGAAATATCGCAACTATTCTACGATAAACTGCGAGAGGCCGGAGTGCCCGCAGAAGATGCCCGCGCCGTCCTACCAAACGCAGCCGCAACGAATCTCGTGATGACTGCGAATCTGACCGCGTTGTTGTCGTTCTATTCCAAACGCAAAAAGGGACGCGGTGCACAGGCGGAAATCACCGAATTAGCCGAAGCGCTAAGACGCGAAGTGGTTGACGTGGAACCGTGGACTGCGCAATTTTTCGAGGAGGTGTAAGCATCGGCATACTAACGAATCTAGCGATGTCAACGCAATTACTTACGAATCCAACCGCCAAGCCACCGGAGCCGCCACCGCCTGATCCGCCTCGCATCACCGAAGAGGAAGCCGCGCTCCAAGAGGCGGAAGCCGTTATCGAAGGCAAGGACGCTGAACTGGCGGCCAAGGATGCGAAGATAAAAGCGCTCGAAGCCGAACTTGCTTCCGTAAAAGACGAAGTCAAGGCGCGGGATAACGAAAAGCACGAGAAGCCGCCGCAAAAGCACGAAGAGCCTTCCGGATGGCAAACGTTCGAAGCGACTGCGTATACGGCTTATTGCGCGGAAGGATGTACCGGAACAACAGCGACCGGCCTCGACGTCAGCCATACGATCTATCACGCAGGCAAGCGTATTATTGCGGTAGATCCGTCAGTGATTGCGTTAGGCTCAACGGTTGAGGTGCGGCAGGCAGACGGCACGACATTCGAAGCGGTGCCGCTCGATACTGGAGGCGCGATTAAGGGCGCCAAGATTGACGTATTAGTTGCGGATGAAGCCGAGGCGGTACAGTTCGGGCGGCAGTCGGTGCAGGTTCGCGTAATAAATTAACGGGAGGGCGGTCCGTGTGGTGTTAGTAACTATCGAGGATATGACCGAAGAAGCTCGCCAATTTCTCTCAGTAAACTACGGCATAGATCTGCGAATCCCCGTACGAAGAAACAATCGGCTTAAAAGAACGTTAGGTCAATTTATTCATAGAGGCAGGGAGTCTGATTGTATAGAGCTTAGTGGTATTTTACTAGATTACGGGGGTAAAGAGGCCGCTATTGATACTCTAAAGCACGAACTGATACATTACGCTCTTTTCGAGCTAGAGAAGCCGTACCGGGATGGAGATCCTACGTTTGAGAATGAGTTGCGAAAGCATAACGTCAGCCCTACAGATACTTTCGAGTGCTTCGGCCCTATCGTTCGTTTCGAATGTATGGAGTGCGGAAATGAAAGCTTTACCGAGACAAAGAGAGTGGGAACCAGTCCGCAAAGTTATAAAACGAAGTGCTGTAGGGCGGCATTAATTAACGTTAGAAATGACGTCATTTATGGAGGGCGATCGGATGGGTTGGTTCAGCGCTGAGGCGGAAAGAGCTAAATCAGAATATGATCGAATATTAAGGAGGAATATCGATAATATGGCGAAGGATATCGTAAACGCAAACGCAAAGATCCACGTACTGGCTGACGAAACACTTGGCGGCATCAAGCGAGAATACGTTGAGGTCGATCGTAAAGCGGAGGTCGGCGAGAAGATCGTCATCGTAAACGCAGACGTTCAATGTGAAGAGCCGTATCATAACGGATATAGATTTGAGGTGGAAAGTTTACTCGGTTGCAGTAGGGGCATACAGACGGCATGTCATCGAGATATCTTCGATTTTGAATATCACGTACTCGAGCCGACCGACATCGTTCATATTGACGGCGGTCGCTACGAATTAACCGATCGCAAGGCGGAAGTGGGCGAGAAGATTATTCACCTATACGAAGGCGAATCGAGTGGAATCGCGAGAGAGGTTCGTAAGACTGATGACGAAGGAGTAGAGGTCGATCCGTATGAAGACGAAGAAGGGGTGTGGATCGGTTTAGATCACGGGTATTATCGCGTCCTCGTCCCGGTCGAAGCCGCCGAAGACGAACTGAAGCCCGCCGACCCAATCGACGTTATCGCCAGTTTAGCGCAAGAGGTAGCGTCTTTAAAACGGACGGTCGACCGCCATAGAGACGAAATCGACACGCTGTATAAAGACAAACGGACGCTTGGCGAAGAGTTAGCGCGGTTGAAGGAGCCGACGAAGACTGCAGAGTGCGCTCCGACTGATGCGCCACTAGTTTTTATTCAACGGAAAATTGGCGATGCGTTTGATGTGTATCAAGACGGTAAGAAATTGCGCGGGGTAAGGCATATTCGTATTGATGCAGCGGAGGGTGAATTCACCACGCACGATATCGAATTTGTTTCCGGGGCAACCGAGGAGGAGCGCCCATGAAGCTCGCTCTGACCGCACCTTTACGCGCAGGCAAGTCGCAAGCTGCCGGCTATCTATCGACGTATTACGATTTCCAAACGTTCGCCTTCAGTGACGAACTCAAAGCCGCCTTTCATCGCGCGTTCCCTTCCGTACCTGAAAAGCCGAAGCCACGTGCGTATTATCAAGAATTCGGTCAGGCGGTGCGGAAGATACTCGGCGAGAACGTCTGGATAGACGCATGTATGGCGAAAGTCGACGCATATACGGCGCTCTTTTCTCGCAAATGTGATTGCGGATTAGCTCCGTCCCTGAAGAATCGCGTACTGATCGAAGACGTTCGGCAGCAGAACGAATATGACCGGCTGCGCGCCGAAGGATTTACCATCGTCCGCATCACAGCGCCGGAGGAACTGCGGGTCGAACGCGCACAAAAGGCCGGCGACGATTTCGATTTAGCAGCGCTCGATCATCCGACTGAAAAAGCGCTGCAAACTTTCGAAATTGATTACGAAATTGTTAACGATGGGACGTACGAGCAGCTTTATGCGAAGTTGGACGATTTAATGGCGGAGGTGGGCGTTAGGTGACGGAGATTCCGAATCACGAACCGAAAACACTAAGCGAAAAAGCTTTGAGATATATGTACGCCAATCCAAAACGTAGATTTATTCATTCTACAGACAAAGTGGCGGCTACAATACCGGCGGTCATCTATAAGGGAGTGCCTTACGGTGTCTTCTATCCCGTACCACATAACGAAAGGAGCGAATACATGGGCGACTTTAATTTAACGCCACAACAGCCGGCGAACGGACTGACTGTGCTCGAATTATTCTGTGGAGGCGGACTGGGAGCAATCGGCTTTAAGGCGGCCGGCTTTGATATCGTAAAGGCGCTGGACTTCGATAAGAACGCCGTCAAAGCCTACCGCCACAACTTTGGTGATTACGTAGAACAGGCGGACATTAACGAAATTGGTATCGACAATTTGCCGGACACAGACGTTATATTCGGAGGGCCGCCATGCCAAGACTTCTCGGTTGCGGGTAAAGGTGCCGGGGCAGATGGAGAACGCGGTAAACTCGTATGGCGGTATCTCGAAATCATTGAACGAAAGCAACCGAAAGCCTTCGTATTTGAAAACGTAAAAGGGTTGATAACGAAGCGCCACCGCCCTACATTCGACGCACTTATCGAGAAGTTTAACGAAATAGGTTACGAGATTGAGTGGAAAGCGCTGAGCGCGTGGGACTACGGAGTAGCACAGAAGCGAGAGCGCGTGTTTATCGTCGGAATTCGAAAAGACCTCGGATTCACCTTCGAGTTTCCGAAGCCGTTAGAAGGCGATTTTCAGACGCGAGTCCTGCGGGATGTTATCGGGGATTTGCCTGAGCCTGAGCGCCAAGATTGCGGAAAGTATTGGACGCCAAAAAGCGAATACACATACGGCCAAGCTAACCGCGTGCAATCGCTAGACAAACCGTCTAATACAATTCCGGCGCACCATAACAGCGGACAGCCGATCCATCCGACCGAAGCACCACGACGATTCACCGTTCGCGAATGTCTCCGAATCCAATCTGCGCCAGACACTTACGTCCTGCCAGACGATATTTCTTTATCGGCGCAATACCGGATTGTCGGAAACGGAATTGCTTCGCGTGTGGCGTGGTATATCGGATGTGCATTGGCGGATCAGCTACGATTTAAATCGAAAGCATAAACGCCGGAAGGGTACGCCATATACGGCTGCTTTGCGGCTTCCTCTTCGCCAATCATCTGAAAACGTAGCGGAAGGTCCTCGTCTTTGAAGCCGGTCGCCTTAATTACTTTGCTTGCGGCTTTATTATACGAACGCTTATCGAATTTGAACGGAGTCGCATCGGCCTTTACGCTTTCAGGCTTCGCGCAAACAAGGCGATTCGCTTCGTCATCGTAGCCGATCGTCAGGTAAAACGGTGCTTTGTCGGGCAGACCGATGATCTTACGTGCGCCGGACGAAACGTATATTCTTCGTTGTTTATCAAGCGTTATGTAAGCGTCATTACTTTGCGCTGAAATCCAATTAATAACCATACGGATACACCTCGCTTATTTTATAAGACGATTATAGGAGATTTGAGGACGAAAAGCAAACGAAAGGAGTGGCGGAATTGCGAGAAACGGTTACCGAGAAAATTAATCGTATTTTATGTATCGACGACTCCTATAAAGCTCCTGCGAGGATCATGGAGGTATTGTTCGATCGAGAACGCCGCGAGGACGTATTTAGACAGTTCGTGAATGATCCGGAACTTTGCAAAACTGAAGAGGACGTATTTCATGTGTATTTCCAAGAGGAGCACGCTGATCGGAAGGATAAAAAACAGGATTTCACGCCCGGAAGCGTAGGGGATTTATTAGCGGGCATAGCAAACGACGACACTTATTCACGAACAACTTACGATGGGTGCGCTGGTACTGGCGGGTTGACTATATCTAAATGGCATGCGGACCGACTCAACCACTCACCGTTCGACTATAAGCCATCGTGGTATTTCTACCACTGCGAGGAGATGAGCGACCGCGCAATACCGTTTTTATTATTTAACTTATTGTTCCGCGGCATGAATGCAGTGGTCGTACATTGCGACGTTTTGACGAGAAAAAGCAAAGGGGCTTTCTTTATTCAAAATGATCGGGACGATTTTATGCACTTTTCGTCGCTTAACGTTCTTCCTTATACGGACTTAACTGCGAGCGAACTAAATGTGATTTGGGACGACGATCTAATTCCTTACGATGACCTTATTGAGTCGGAAGAGATTCCGCATCATGTGCTTAATCCCTCGGAGTTCGGCACGGTGAGCGCCGAGACCAAGTTTCTTCACTTACTTTGCGGTATAGATGCGGAGGTGGTTTGATGGGAACGGTAAAAATCGATTTGCACCGCAAGGACCGCGAGTTTAACGCCGCATATGCGCTCGACGACGCAGAGGGCGTCAAGTTGCTACTCGCCGATTATCAGAAGTTCGTCAGCCGGAAGCGCTGCGGCGACTATGCGGCCGTGGAAGTACTAATCGACATACACAAGGCGATCGAGCTCGCCGGCTTAACGGATCGGCAACGACAGGCGATCGAGCTCGTTTACTTCGGAGAATTAACGCAGGCCGAGGCGGGAGAACGGATGGGCATAACGCAGCAAGGTGTCGATTTTAACCTAACTTTGTCTGCTGAAAAGCTTGCGGACATTTATTACTATTGGGCCAGTCATGGCGAAGGATACACGACAGGGGGACGGATTGATGGATAAAACGATTTTGCACGAAACAATTACGGAAATGTACACACGCACTAAGGCTGGCGATATGACGCGGAAGGAACGTATTGAGGAAATAACGGCCCTGTCAGACGCTTACTACGACTCTACCGGTGAGCACCCGGAGCTATCAGCACTTGAACGAATGGCTAATCTCGTACTCTACGAAGAGCTTTCCGACGCGCATCCGGATAAGGTGACGCGTGAAGAGTACCCGATCATGAGCGAAACCCAGTTCGAAGAGCGATACAAACGTGAAGCTTCGGATAAATTGGCGGAGGAATACGACCAAACCGGCTCCTATAAAGGCCGGCCGATCCGCAGGCCACGCTCTTCCTACGAAAATAAATTACTAGATAAGCGCGCCAAGGCACGGAATGAAGAGCGAAGGAAACGTTATTCGGCGTTTGTTAACGGAAAGTCTAACGGCCAGTTCACCGTAAATATCGCAACCGGCGAAAAAGTTTATCACTAATACCCGTATTTTACCGCGTTAGTTGTCTATACGTTGTGAGGACGCCCGTTCAGCGCTCTTTTATTTTGCGAAAAAGGAGACGGTATAATGAAGAGATTACGAGTTATTAATACGGAGACAGGCGAAGACTGGTCGGAAATGTACACGCTGCGACATCGCAATCAAGACGCAGCCTTTCGTCAACAGCAAGAAAAGACGGCCGATCGGCGCGATTTCTCAAACGCCAATATGTCTAATATTCACGAAGTCTATGACGCTCTTACGACGGCACAGTGCGGCTATCTGATGCTGCTTCAGTGCTACGTCGACTACAACGGTGTTCTAATAAAATCCAGCCGTAATAAAACACCGATGAACACCGCGGACATGATGGACGTTTTGCAGCTCGGTAAAAAACCACGGACCTTTTACGACTTCCTTTCCGCCTGTACCAATCACGACATTATCCGGGAAGAGGGCGGACGCTACAGTGTAAATGACCGCTACCACTTCAAAGGTAATTTCGGTAGCCAGCAAGTCGTCAAGCTATACAGCGCGAAGATTAAACGTGTGTACAGCGAAGTGAAGGCGACTGACATCGGTCTGATCTATCGTATGCTACCGTTCATTCATTACGAAACAAACGCTCTATGCGAAAATCCCTTCGAAAAGAACCCGAAGCGTATACGTTGGTTTAACAAAAAAGAGCTTGCGGCGGCGATCGGTGTTACTTCGGATACGCTTGGCCGGCGCCTGAAGCAGATGAAATTCGACGGCGAATACGTTGTTGCGCGAATTAAAGTCGGAAGCGAGCCGGAGCGCTATACGTTTAATCCTAACGTATTCTATCGACAATCCAAGACGCCGGACAAAACGCTGATTGCGCTGTTTAACGTTAAGAAGGTATAATTTTACTATACCGGAGGTGAGGCGAATGGGAATGCCACGAGGAGCTAATCCGTTAGAGAGTGCAATCAGAGGCGCGAGTCCGTCACGCGGAGCATAGAACGAAAAAGGACGCCTTATACGGGCGTCTCTATTTTTATATATTCTTTTTCATCCCACACCGCCGGCACTCCCGAAGAAACTTTCCGCTCTTCACCGAGCTTTTGAAAAGCGTATAATCGCAATTGTCGCATCGCCCTGCGCGCTTGTCCGGAAATTCCTTGTATTCGTAAGTGATCGACGTATCAATGCCGTTAGTCTCGTATTTTTCCTCCATTTTCGCTGTACCCCCGTGTCCTACATCGTTGTATAGAACGATTATACCACGAAATTACAACGAGAGAGCCGTCTCGGACGCGTTCAGGTACGATAGGTATCCGAAAGCTCGAAACGGCTCATTTCGTTCATTATTTAACGTTGAATTTCGCTGACTCAAACGTACCGACGTATTTGCGCTTGCCTGAATCCGAATAGCAGTCGATCTGAATAACGTAGGTGCCTTTGCCGGTCTTACTGCGGATAGACTTCGCACTAAACGACTTCAGCGGCGTTGACGTCTTGAAGCTTCCGCGCTGTACCAGATTCGTATCAGTCAGCCCGCCACCGCTGCGCTTTTTATAAACGCCGGCTGTGTAGTACAGCGTTGCGCCGCCTTTCTTCTCGGCTTTCCAGTCGACCGTGCTTGCGCTACTGCTGTACGTGGTTGCGTCCGTATATACCCGCGCCGTGTGTCCGAACTTCTCCGTCTGCCAGCCCGACCATGCCGCGTCAGCTTGCGGAGCCAGCGCAATAGTGCCGGTTAATAGGGTGGCGGTGATTACGAGCGATTTGACTAAACGTTTCATACGATTTCCTCCTCAACTTCCAGCCGCGTACCACACGTAGGGCAGCACGCGTCCGGCTTGATTTCGATATCTAACTTTGCGTAATTGCAATCGTGGCAAGTGTATTCAATCATCGTTATGACTCTCCGTTTCCCTACTAATACTAAAATTCGTACCCTGAGGTTTCGTATCGACATGAGTGGCAATATGACGTCCATACGTAGCCCCTCGGAACCTCTTCTGCGTAAACTTCTTTGGAGTTTTCTTCGTCACAACATTCGCAAGAAGATAATTTGTTAAATGGGATCTGCTCATCCTGAGTAAAGTAAGCTTTAACCGTTTTCATGTAGATCGTCTCCTTTAGTTTCGATTAGATATCCGAAGTAGGTAAGCGCCGTGTTAAAACCGATCTGATACGCGCGTCCGCTGTCCTGAAATATGTTCTTTGGTCGTTCGTACAGGTCGATGATCTGCGCTTTCTGTTTCGTTGTTAATGGCGGACTGTCCGACCACAGGCATCTTATATCAAGCGTCATTTTCCACACCGCCTTTCCGCCGTAAGATCAGAAGGACAAAAAATACGATCGCCGATCCGATTCCGATATAATCGAGCGCGGAAAGCTTGGCGAAATTCATGCTCGCAATCCATGAGACAAGGACGACAATTAGCAAAATTTCCGTGGTATTAATCCGTTTCATACGTGGTATAATTGATTGACAGGGGCTTTCGCCCCCGTTGGGTTATGTGCGGCGACGGTGTTTCTTGGTCGGAAGCCGTCGCTCTTTTGCTTTCGCCTCTTTGCGCATCTTGCGAAGTTCTAGCGAGAGTTTGAAAATCGCTAACCAAGTGCCAAGGAGCGCGGAAAGCTTTACGATGATGTCAATCAATTTACCGTTCACCTCCTTTCTATAACTCTATTATGCGCTAGCGCATAGAAAATGTCAAGTTAAATCGGAATATTTTGATATTCCTTGTCGGTTTCGTTGAGCGATAGGGTGCCGGATACCTTATTTCCGATGACTCGCGAATTCACAGACTCGGAAGTCTTAATCGGATTGTACAACGCGAATGAGTTGGCCGAATACACAACATTTTCCTTTACTAAGGCACCGTCGGTGTTTTTCGTTTGAATTCCGTAACCACCCGAAGCCTTCCGATTAAACGTTATGTCATTTCCGGATATTTCAGGGTTTTTACCACCGACGACGTAAATCGGTACCAAGCATTTCGCGTCAGTAATGTCGTTATTTTTAATGCGAACGGTTCGACCCTCAGCGCTTTCTCCGTAAATAGCCATGTTTGCCGGTTTTGGTATACGGCTGTATTCGATATTCACGTCGCTTCCCTTATCGAAAGATATAGCGTATCCTGTTGCGCCAGGGTAGTCGGCAAGATCAATGTCGTTATCTATCAGTTTCGCCGAAGACCTCGTAACCACGACGCCTTGCTTACTGCGTTTAATGTCGTTCGACTTCGCTTTAACGTTAATGGAATCGGCAATCTCTATCGCAGTAATATCCGAATCGTGGAGATCGTTACCTTCGAACGTTATGTCTTTTGAGTTACGCGCGCTACATAATTTACCCGGACAGTGGTTTACGATGTTATCCGAAAACTTAACGTTCTTGGCTTCGAAGGTAGCTAATGCGGTACCGTCCGCGCTAAGCTCCGAAATTGTATTGCCGGATACTGAAACGTCTGCTCCGCGAATGTCAATACCACTGCTGAAGCCTTTTATCGTATTTCCTGTGATTGTCGTGTTATTTCCGGTAAAGCCGGCCGACACGCCGAGACTCGTAATTGCAGTATATTTCTTGTCCGTACGTACTAACGTATTATTCGAAATGGCAGTGTCGGTTCCGAATCCGTAAGAGATCGAGTTATCCGAATAGTTGCCGGAGATAACGACCTCGTATCCGCTGAAGTTGCAAACGGACTGTAGCACATTGCCTACGAAAGTATTATTCGTTATCTTCACATTGCGAGGCTCTTCGTAGTCGATATTACCTTCTCCGTAACCTTCGATATCAATGCCGAACATAGGCTTGCAGCCATCGTTTATACCTGCATTGGTTATTACGTTTTTATCGATCTTCACATCTTCTCCGCCGGTGACCGATATATTGTTTCGACGCGCTCCGTCTAATTTACAGCGCTCAATCGTAATATTGCGGGCAGGCCGGTAAGTCGTCCACGGTACGTTTAACATGCCTTGCGCGTTCACCATAATACAATCGCCTGTACAATCCGCAATATCCACGCCTTCGATGACGACATTCTTGGCGCCATGTACGTTTATGCCGTATCCCCATTCGTGTGTTTCTTTCTTTACGCGATCACCGTGCCCGGTAAAGTCGTGCTGGTAACGTTCGCCACGTATCTTACCGCCTTTTATCGTCACGTTTTCGACTTCTCCGATATAGAAACACGTATATCCAAAAGAACTGTTCGGCTCCACGCGGAATACGGCTTCCGGGTGTAGATTTAACGACATATTGGACGGAACAATAATACCTGCGCGTTCTTCTGGTTTATTAGCGGAGTCTTTATTAACCCCGTCGATCAGGTAATCGCCACGTGGTATATCAATCTCGCAAATGCCCGCCTCTGATGCGTCTTTAAGCGCCTGGTTAAACCCCGCCGTAGTCACGTCCGCATCAGTCCCATCGCTACAGATACCGTACTTTTCGACTTCCAACGTATATCGCATCATTATTCGTTACCTCCAGCGTTATAGTTTTCGTTAATGAAATCCGACAGCAACCCAGCAAACTTATAGAACGTCTCGGTTTCGGTTCCAGCGCGTCCGTTAAGTGAGAACTTATCGAACATGCTTTTGCGTAAACCGGTACTAAGCTCGATCTGTAAGCTTTCGCCGGTTATGCACTTATTCGCTATGTTCGCGCTACTTGCGCCTGCGAATCGATGTCCAGCGCCTACAAGTTCGGCACTAAAGCCGGCAACGTTCAAGCGATCTACTAACGTCTGTCCGCGGACCGGATCGGTGCCACCTACGATAATATGCTCGGCGCTGTCGCTATAGCCGTGGAGAGATATAGCGCGATGGTGTCGCGCAACTAAGGCAAGCGCAGTTGGTTCGTCGAAATGGGTACTCGTGATGTGGAGGTCGAAGCCGTTCGGCGTCTTAAGAGATTCGAATAGATACGTAGAATAGTCGGTACTGAGTTCGCGAGCAAGTTCGCTAGTTCCGCCTTCAATACTGCCGCCGTGTGGCGCTAGTATCAGGACGGGCGTGGCGTGGTCGATTGCGAAAATGTTGTAGTTCGTCTCGGGTTCGTTGGCTTGGAGTTCGACAAAGTTGCGGTAAACGTCGGTGGCTTGCGCGGTGGTTGAAGTGGATGCGAATAACATTGCGCATAGAATAAACGCTGTGATATACTGGAAGTGCTTCGTTCGGTTCGGACGGTGCAGCTTTGCTTTGGTCTGTGGGGCTGCGCCTCCGTTTCGTTCTTTAATCGCCTTATTCAGTTTTCGTGAATCATTAATCATTTCGTTACCCCTCTCGGATTTTATTAACGAGGGCCCTTCGTTATTCTAAACTATACGCCAGCGCATAGGTGTCGTCAAGGGTATTTGCGAAAAAATATCCTCTAGCGTATAATTATAACGAGGTGGTCGAAATGAAAATTACGGTAAAGCCTCGTCTTGGAGCGCTACTTTCGCAATTAGGGTGGTCCCAATCCGAATTATCGCGTAGATCCGGCGTTACTCAGTCGGCAATCTCTCGATTCGATAATTCCGAAAGGCATTACGACTGGCACGTAGCATCTATCATGAAAGCAACCGGAGTTAAATACGAAGAATTATTTGAGGTAAAAGAAGTCACGGAAGAGGACGCTGAGTAAATCGGCGTCTTTTTTTGTGTTGAAATTCGAGCGCGCGTTGGTATAATTATCCTATCGAATAAAGTACGGGAATTCCCGAACTGAAAGGGCGGTTATAAATGAATCCGAAAATGAGCGTTATTATACCGGTATACAATGGCGAAAAGTATCTTTGCGATTGCATTGACAGCGTACTCGGACAGACGCTTAAAAATATCGAGGTTTTGGTCGTAGATGACGGCTCGACTGATGCGACGCGCAATATTCTGCGGTACTATTCCACGATAGATGAACGAGTCAAACCGATTTATCAGGCGAATCAAGGTCCGGGAACGGCGCGTAATACTGCGTTAAGGCAGGCGCGTGGCGAATACGTAGCATTTATCGACTCGGACGATTGGATCGAGCCTGAAGCTTACGCGATTATGTACGAAGCCGCCCGTGAAAACAACGCAGATATTGTGTTTACGGACATGCGTTGGGATTACGAAGACAAAACGAAAAGCTATACGAAAAGTTATAGCGCAAAAGCGAATGAGCCGATCGGACGGGCCGAGATTAAAGCGACTATATTAACGGATTTCTTATATAACGGATCGTACGGCGGCGTCGGCAAGGTAATCCGCAGAAGCGTGCTCGATACGCATAACATAACGTTCCCTGACGGCAAGTATCTCGGCGAGGATTGGCTGTTCAACATGGACGCGTTTACGTATTGTCGGACGGCATACTATGTTGATAAGCCGCTGTACCATTACCGGCAGATCAATGACGCCAGTTTGATGCGCGAATATAATCCGGAGCTATTCGATTCGTACATCGATAGCGATACGCTTGAACGGTACGCGAAACGGTGGGGCTTATATAGCGAGAAAGTTGCGGTAGATCTGGCGCGGCGAAAATGTTATATCGCGGTTAACGGTTGCATACAAAACGAATTCAAGCCGGGCTGCCGTAAAACAGTGCGCGAAAAGTTGACGCTGATTAAGCGCATAGTCGAACATCCGAACGTAGGGAAGGCGGTTACGATAGCGCTGCAGCACGAGGAGAGCTGGGCGAGGCGGATGTATCTGGCGATGCTGAAACGGAAGGCGGTCGTTGGATTGTTTCTGACGGGGAAAATACTTACGTTGAGGCGCTGACGAATAGTTGGCGTCTTTTTTTTCGTGGGTTCGTTTATCCTGCGATTCTCAACTACGATAACCTAAATGATAATGAACACGACTTTATTCGCACAAATCGGGCAAAAACACGACTTTATTCGCACAACCGAAAAGTGGGTTCGCGCTTAGAGCCGCAAGGGATACAGCCGTTTTAGTCCGCCAATCACTTCTTAGTCTTGTGAATCACAAGCCTCCGGAACTACGGCTTCGCCTCCGTCCGGTGTTAACGCAATCAATATATCTATTAATATCTGCGCGTATGTAGGGAACGAAGTGACCGGAATTAGCGCTATGTTTAAATACAAGCGGAAGACATCCGTTAATATAGCGTTAACCTAACGAAATAAATAGCGATAGGCCGACGTTTATACTTGTTAAATACCGTCTTAGCTGTCTATACGTAATAGAAGGACGTAACATACCGTATAACCTAGCGATAGGCAGGCGGGATATAGCCGGCACACGTACGCTATATGTAACACCGTATAGGCATACGTATAGTTATATAGGAAGGAAGGCGGCGGAGAGGCGTCCGGTTGCGATGCGTGATGAGGCGAACAGCAACGAGCCACCGCCGGAGGATGAGCCCTTCCGAAACTCACGGGGTCAAACCGAATGACCAACGCAATATGCACGATCCTATACATAGCATACGGCACAGGGCATGCGGCAGGGTGCAGGCGTGGCGCGGATTCTCGAATGCATAAACAATGTACGTTTAATTGCGATGAGTAAACGATGACGAACGTTATCATATCAACGTTTGTCTATTGATTCGAATGTAACTCAATTTACTTCTGTTAAATTCGTTATTCATAAATATGTATTTAATATACGATGACCCAAACGAAGAATCGCGGAAACGCCGGGCCCCCAACCGCCCCCAAAAATACCGGCGCAACTGCTGTCCGGAACTTGCGCACAATTTTTCGAACTCGGGGCGTTAACTAAACGGAGGTGATCGCGTTGTTCATTCAGGTTCAACGGCTGACAGACGACCAGAAGGCGCTATTAACGGAAAGGTTTGCGGAGATGCTTGAAGGAGATGGCGCGATAAAGATCACTGTAAATTGCGGAAGACCCTCCATATACGACATGGTAAGTAGAACGACGAGCTTCGAAATCATCGAATCGATTACGAAATGATAAACGGAGGTGTAGACGTTGCCTCATAAATGCGACGTTTGCGAAAAAGATTGCGAAGTAGAATACGATGATATTAACGATCGTCATATGTGCGAGCGGTGTTGGGACGAATATTACGAGGCTTGTTATTATGGCGGCTTAACATAACGATTCTACCACGAAATAAGCACGCCACAGCCGTTTTAATCCAGACGGAAGGTATTCGGTAGGGTAAACGTTAGATACGCTAATTTCGTGTGATTTCGAAGGGAGGACGAAAGGGTGGCGAAATATCGTAAAAAGCCGGTTGAAATAGAAGCGGTAAAATTCGAGGATACGGCGCATTCAATCACTGATATTTCGAACTTGGCTGGCGGAAGGACGATCGTATACAGTTATCAGAGCGAATACCCGACTTTAACGATTCAGACTTTAGAGGGAGATATGATCGCACAGGTTGGTGACTACATTATTCGCGGCATTAAGGGCGAACTTTACCCGTGCAAGCCGGACATTTTCGAAAAGACTTACGAAGAAGTAAACGACAATTAAACGCAATCAGAACGAGGCTTCCGCACCCTACGGCGGAGGTCTTTTTGTGCTTGCGTTTTACCGATCGGCCGGAATGTGCTTACGAGCCTTCCGGTGACGCTAGCGCACCCACCGACACGCCTCTTAACAATGCGGACCCCGGTCGGTGTGGCAAATAGGGGCGCATGTTCCTCGGTGGCGATGCGGTCTCCAAAACCGCGTGGGCAGGTTCGATCCCTGCCGCCCCTGTAAAAGCGGGTTTCATGTTGGAGCGCGCTTTAAGAAATGAAAAGGAGACGATGTGAATGGCGGATAAACGCGAATCAACAGTAAATTCAGAAATGGCGAAGGTGGGTACTACAAAATTCAGCCTAGAATCTCAAACCGGAAATATTTACGCAACAGGCGACGTTAGCGTAAAAGTAGTCGTAGAGGTATCAGAAGCTATAACCGGCCTCAAAGCGCTTCAGCGCGAAGCAAAGACGGCGACGCAGGCGCTGGCTGAATTGCGCGAGGAGCAGGCGAAGCACGAAGATACTCCCTCAACTGTTTACGAGGAGTATATCGAAAATGTAAAACGATTAGCTGGCGATTGGTACTCGGAGGAATTTCGATTAGCGAACGACATTATTTACGGCGCTTACTCTTCAGGCGCAGAAGGTGAAGTCTACATTGGTCGAGGGATGGGAACAAGCACGTCAATCCGGGCATTAGAAAATACGTTTAAAGATGTTGTTTATCTATCTGTAGAAACCCAAAGAAACGCGCCGAATTTAAACGGAAAAGTAGTTTTTGTAGATCCGGGTGTCAGTGTTCCGAGAGGACCGAGAATCAAGCGGTTATTAAAAATCTCTTGTGTAGATGGAAATGGAGTTCCGTGTTAATGGAGTTCGTAGTTATGATAGTCGAGACACCGGAGCAAGCCAGATTTCTCGAAAATATTTTTAGAGATGTCGACAACAAGCGTATTTATTTCCGAGCTTTAGCTGTTGGTCAGGCAGCCGTCGGTTGGCAACATAAAGGAACGCGTCCAACTAAGGTTATAGTAGCGTACAGGGAACTTACAACCGATCGAGAGAAGCGGTGGGAGCGAGAGGTCGTCAGAAATATCGGGTATAAAGACACGCATCCGACGAAGAAGACACAGTGGATAAAATTAAACGGAGGCGGTCGCCTATGACAAATAAGCAAATGGAATCCCACTGTGCCCCATCCAATTGTTCACGCCATTTCGAAGTTTGCGAATGCAAGTCGATGTGTCTGCTGCGGTATGGAGCCGAAATACGGAAGCGGCAGGAAGAAGTCGGAGCTGCAGTCGGCATATACGAAAAAAGACGAGCACACCTACGTTGGCTGCGGCTCAAACGTTGGGGCGCCCGTCGTCTTATAGATTAACATTCGCGTATACTTCGTCGATCCGGTCCTGATTGATTCCGATATATCTCAACGTGACCGACTGCTTCGAGTGGTTGAAAATCGATTGAAGTAGCGTAAGATCTGTGCCGTTCTTGTACGCGTGGTAGCCGAAAGTCTTACGCAACGAATGGCAGCCGATTGTGCCGAGCTTCTCTGAAAGGCCTGCGCGCTCAATAGCTTCGTTAAGAATCCCGTAAGCACGGACGCGGGTAATAGCTTTCGAACCTTTCCGAGAAGGGAAAAGCCAGTCGTCGTCGTTTGCTTCGGCCGGAATCAGGTCAGCAACGGCTTTCTTGATTGCGGCATTGAAGAAGAAACGTTTTGACTTCTTCGTTTTCCCTTCCGTAATCGCAACGAAGTCCTTTCCGCGCACATCACCGACTTTGAGTGCGAGTATATCGGAAATACGTAGGCCGGAATTAATGCCGAGCGTAAATAAAAGCAGATCACGCCCGCGAAGGGCTTTTTTTATTGCGTTTATTTGGCGTTTTTCTCTAATCGGTTGGACTTCGTTCATTCGAATTTCACTCCGTTCTCAATATGTTAAATTCATATTAACGAAATTAAAAACGAAAGTCAAGCGAAAGGAGGGCGATAATTTGGCGTATATTAACGGAAAATGGTTGGATCGTGAAGAGCGACAGGAGCGTATCGACTTATTGATCGAGAGTGTGCGCCGATTAGCGGCCCTCATTAAAGCGAAAAAAGCCACCGATTACCATATCGATATGTTCCGGAAGAACAAGGCCGAATTAATTAAGCTGAAGCGTGTTCATCGTGCTGAGGTGGATATCGCATATTTCACCTACGAGTATTTGAGCGACGGCCTAAATCCGGAAAACGAGGATAATGTCGTAAGGAACTCTGATGACGGGACGCCCCATGATGGCATTGAAGATATCGCGAAGATACACGAAGAGTTTTTTGAGCTTTGCGATTACGTCAACGAAGAAAAAAGGAATGCGCGTCTTGCAATCGCGGCAGCTCGTGGCCACTCAAAGTCCGGAATGTTTTCGAACGCTTTGCCGTTACATCAGGCGGCTTATAGAAAGCGCAAATATATTCTCGTGATATCAGAGACGGATTCGCTATCGAAAAAGCTCATCGGATGGGTTAACAAGCAAATGAAATTTAACGCCAAGCTGCGGGAAGACTTCGGGCCTATGATGCACGAGTCGGCAAGCCGCAACGAAAAGGATAACGAAGAGGCGTTCATTACAACGACGAATATCCTTATCGAGTCGTCATCCTCGGGTAAGCAGCTTCGCGGTAAAAGACACGGAGCTGTCCGGCCGGATCTCGTAATAATTGACGACCCGTCATCGACAAACAACGAAGGAACCAAGGAAGCGCGTGAAAAGCTCGTTCATTGGTTTAACTCCGTCGTCGTTCCGATCGGGTCCAAGGCGACGGCAATCGTGTTAGTCGGGACAATGGTTTCGGCGACCGGGCTTCTTAACCACGTTCTGAAGCGTAAGGATTTCAAGGCGAGCTTTCACGGAGCGATCATAAGCGAGCCAACACACCCGGAATTATGGGACAAATACTGCGAGGTCTATGCGAGAGCAGAAACGATCGAAGAGGCTGACGAATTTTACGAAGCTCATAAAGAGGCGTTGGAGGACGGCGTCGAACTGGCGTGGCCTTGGCGCTGGACCTATCGAGAGCTTATGCACGAAAAAGTAAACATGGGGACGCGAGCATACAATTCGGAATTCCGAAACTTGGCTTTCAGTGAAGACGAGCAGTTCTTCTTCCCGGATAACTACGCTTACTATCACTACTACCACGAGAACGGAACAGCATACGTCGTGTACAACGAATTAAAAATACCGGTCAGCGATCTTCTAATTGTTGGCGCGTGGGATATCGCGCAGGGTAAGAATGCGAGGTCTTGCTACAACTCGGTTATTACGCTCGGCAAACACGAGCCGACCGGATACATTTTCGTACTCGATGAATACGCGTCGAAGGAGCCGGCGCACGTATACATTGACGTCATTATTCGGAAGATCAAACAATACCGGCATCGTTCCTTCAACGTCGAAACAATAAACGCGCAGCACGAATACTATCGTCAGCTTCAGGAGCGGGTCCGGCAGGAAGGTCTTTATACGTGCCGCGTGAACGATGTGAAATCGCATAAATCTTCGAAAGACGAGCGTATTCAGTCGATGGAGCCGATGTTGCATAACAAAACGCTGATTCTGAACGATAGGCACACGATGCTTCTCGATCAGATGGCGCAGTATCCTTTCGGCGATTACGTTGATTCACTCGACGCGCTTCAGCAGGCGCTCGAATCAGTATTCAGGCCGAAAACAAGGCTGGTGAAGAAGCCGGGATGGCTATAAGAAAGGAGGCGATAAAATGTCGCGGATGAAAGAGCTCGAAGCAAAACTAACGCTTCAGCAACGTAAGGCAGCGCAAGTCGTTGCGAGTAATGAAGTCACACCCGAAGACGGGAACAAACGAAGTCAGGACGCGCTGGCCGAAGAAATCGGCGTAAGTCGTATGACGCTCTATCGATGGCGGTTTCAAAATCCGATATTCATCGAATACATGAACATATTAGCGGACGACATGCTTTCCGGGCACCGGTCCGAAGTATACGGGCAGCTCCTAAAGCTGATAAAAGGACCGCAGCCTTCAGTTAAAGCTATCGACTTGTTCATGCGTCGTCACGGATTGTTGACCGATCGTCAGATAACGACCAATGAAGCTGACGGAGGCGCCCGCAGTAACGAAGATATCGAGAAGGAACTCGAAGAACTGGCTGACATTATCGGAGAGGAGGAATAGCGTTGGGGTTTTTCAACTTACTAAAGAAACACGACCAGCCTTCGGATGAATACACAGTCAAAAAGACATACAGTATCATTCGGGAAGGCGCGCAATTTCCTCCGGATGATTCAATCGAGAGGTTGGCGAAGTATAAGCGTATGCGTAAGCTCTTCGAAGGAAAGCACCGAGACGTGTACGAAAGGGCTACGGACATATTAAAAGATTCGCCACAATCGAAACAGCTCGAAAAGCTCTACATCGCGGTTAATTTGGCGGACATACTCGTCACCAAGCCCGCGGATATGCTCGTCGGAGAACCTGTTCATTTTGAGAGCGGGCTGGATGACACTAGCAAAGAGCAAACAGCGCTCAACAGATACGTAGAAGAAAACGACCTCAACCAACTGCTGCACGAGAGCGCCATGTCGAACGGATATCGAGGCGACGCGTGGATTAAAGTGCGGTTTGGTTACCGACAAGACTATTCCGAGCTCGTCGCGATGGGCTTAGAGGTTCCGGAAGACGCGAAAATGGAGGCCGTTGTTGAGCATGTTAATGCGAATTGCGTTTTTCCTGAGTTTTCAGCCGGAAACGTTAAGCAGATCAAAGCGGTCAATATAGCCCAAGTCGAATGGGTAGAGACGGAGAAGACGGAAATTCCTTTCCTAAACGTAGAGCGCCATATACCGGGACACATCTTCTATACGCGCTACAGACTATATCAGAATGGCGTCGATGTTTCAGGTGGCGCCCCAATCAGCGTTTTCAATATAGGCGAAGAGGTGTCGACGGGCCGCGAAGAAGACCACGAAGAAACATTCCTCCCGCACATTCCGGTATTTCACATCCCGTACAAGTCTATTGATGACAGTTATTTCGGTATTGGTGGATTGGAGAAGATTGAAACGGTATTCGCAGCGATCAACGACCGGCTTGTTCAGATCGATTATATTCTTTGGAAACACAGTGACCCCACAGCGTACGGTCCGGATTTAGAAGCAACTAACGGAGCCGTTCAGTTTGGTGGCAAATACATTCCGGTAAATAAAGACGACCCAACGCCCGGATATATGGTGTGGCAGGCTCAGCTTGATGCCGCGTTCAAACAGCTCGACATGCTATTGAGTATTGTCTTTCAGATGTCTGAGACTCCGCAATGGCTTTTCGGAACAACAATGTCCGGAGACAATTCAGGCGGAACAGGCACGTCGCATACAGACGGTGTGGCGATCAAAGCTCGCTTCATGCCGATTCTTTCGAAGGTAAAGCGGATACGGGCGCACTATGACCGAGCGGTAAGAGACGCCCTTTGGACGTGTATGCTGCTCGAAAAAGCAGTCGGTGTCATCGACGTTGAAAATGCGGTTTATCCGCGGGCTATTTGGAGCGACGGACTTCCGAAGAATGAAAAAGAGCTCGCCGAAATTATGCAAATCCGTACAGGCGGCAAGCCTACGATTGATGTTCGCGGAGCCATTAAACAGCAGGACGATGTGGACGACGAGAAAGCTGACGAAATTATTCGCCGCATTGAAGAAGACGAAAAAACGACGAGCGGCTTTGTTGACGGATCGATTTTCAACAAGGAAGAATCGGAAAAGAGCCCTTCAGACGAGGATAAAGAGGAAATCACAGAGGAGGACGATAGTTAATGCCTCGTTCTCCTGAGCCTCAATACGATTATCAGACGAATCGACTTGCCGGGTATTATCAGGAAGCGGTCCGAGACATTTTGGCGGAGCTTGAACGAATTGACCTCGATAATTTTCGAAGGGCTAACGCGTTGGCGACCTTGAAATCTATTAGCGAGATCCTCAGCGATTTAGACGAAAAATCTTCCGCATGGGTCAAAAAGAATGTGCCGAAGGCGGCCACCGATGGTATTGCGCGTGCACTGGTCGCTCTGGACGTAGCAAAGACGGTGGCGGGCGCGGAAAAGGTCGTTGCTTTTAACGAGGTAAACGAGTACATGGTTGCGGCTGCTGTAGCGGATACGCAGTCGGATTTATTAGCAATTACGCAAAACGTCGATAGGAAGACGCGGGCCGCCGTGAGGAAAGCCGTTTCGGATTCGATGCGGCTTAATATGACCAAAGGGACGAACGGACGGCGGAGCATAACGGATCTGGTGCGCAAGTCTCTTCGGGCTTCGGTGAATACCGGCATTATTGACGCGAGGGGAAATCGATGGAAGCCGGAAGTGTATGCGGACATGGTCGTCCGTACAAAGATGATGGAAACCTACCGGGAAGCTCATACGAATGAGGCGGTAAGCCGCGGAGCTTATTATGCGCAAATTTCGTCGCACGGAGCGAAGGATCTATGCCGTCTCCACGAGGGACAAATCATTAAGCTGACCGACGACGCTCCCGGCAATTATCCGACATATGACGAACTCAAAGCGACCGGTGAGATATTTCATCCGCGTTGTAAGCACGTAATTTCCACAATAAGAAACCCATCAAGCGCCGTGTAGCGCTTTTTATTTTGTCCGAACGTTATGACGTTAAAAGAAACGGCTGCATCACTCAATAGCCGACGGGCTTTAAGCGGTGGAGGGACTGTATGAGCGAAGAACTTAAAGAAACGCAAACAAGCGAGGTTACCGATCAAACTACGGCTGAGGTGCCGGAAAATAAACCTGAAGCGCAGACGGTGACTATGACGCAAGAGGAATTTAACGCTGTAATTGCTCGCGAAAAGGGGCGCGTTAAGAACAAGTACGCTGACTATGACGAAGTAAAGGCGAAACTCAGCGATTACGAAAAAGCCCAGAAAGAGCGAGAAGAGGCGGAAATGACCGAGCTGGAAAAGCTTACGAAACAGCTCGACGAAAAGGCCGAAGCTGAAGCCGCCTTCGTAAAGCAGATCGAAGATTTAAAAGCGGCTGCTGAACAGGAAAAAGTGGCGAACGAATTTATCAAGGTTGCTACGAGCAACGGCATCGCCTACATTGACGACGCTTTACGTCTGGCTGACCTATCCGCGGTAAAGGTTGAGGACGGAAAAGTAATCGGCATGGAGGACGTTGTAAAGGGGCTCGTTGACAATAAACCATACTTGGTTGCGAAACAGCAAACGCTGAAGCCGATCGGCCAACCCTCTAATAGCGGAGGAGACGGAGACGGCGGAGAAATCAAGACGTTAGAAGCGCAGCTAAGCGAAGCAAGGAAAGAAAAGAATTTTTCGAAGGTTATCGAGCTTTCAAACAAATTGAAATCACTTTTGAAGAAGTAGGGGGAAAATAAATGTTAACTAGTTACGATTTTAAAGATCAGGTACGGCAGCTTGATGCGGGGATTGAACTTATTATTCAGGATGAACCAACGTTGCTTGGTCTGATCGGCTTAAACGGAGAGGCACTTTATCAGACTAAATTCGAGTGGATGTCTGACCGACTGAACTCAAACCTCGCGACTGTTAAATCGGTAGCGGAAGACGGAAAAATTACTGTGGCGGAAGATGACGGGGAGAAGTTCCGTAAAGATGCCATCGTTGTTATTGGCGAAGAGTATCTGAAAGTCACAAACGTGTCCGGCGATGTGCTGACGGTTGTTCGCGGATTTGACGGAACAGTTCAAGAGGAAATCAAGGCGGGCTCTGAGCTGCGCATCGTTTCCCGTCCGCAAAATGAAGGCGCTGGTGTCGGTATCGATGAAGGTCATGACCGTTATGTAGATTACAACTTCACGCAAATTATCGAAAGGTATGCTGCTGTATCAAAAACCCAACAAGCGGTCCGCACACACAATGTGACGAGTGAGCTTGACTACCAAGTAAAGCTACGTCTTAAAGAGATGGCGCGGGAATTTAACGACTGGTTGATCTATGGCCGCAGAATTGACGGTAAGCCTCGTACAACGGGTGGTCTTCTACACTTCGCTAGCTTGAAAAATGCTACTAGAGCTAACTTAAAAGGCGAAGAGGTTGGAGCTAAGGCAATTAACGATGTTATGGAACAAGTTTATTTAAGAGGCGGATCTGCTAACACGATTCTCACCAATACTGCGGGAGCTCGTCAAATTTCAAAATTGGCGAAAGATACTATCCGCACAGAGAGAACGGACACAGTTACAGGCCACAGAGTGAGCACCTTTGTTTCTGACATGGTAGGCGGAGGCGAGGCGACTGTAATCGTCGATCCAAACTTCCCTAAGAACAAAATCGCTTTGTTTGACCGTAACATTCTCTCTCTGCATCCATTGAGCGAGCGCTCTGTCTACGACGAGGATGCCACAGTTCCGGGAGCTGATTTTGTTGCGCGCCAGATCCGTGGCGAATACGGAATCAAGATCAAAAACGCGAACGAAAAAATCGCCATCCTTGAAAATATCTCGACAACTGTATCTTAATGGAAATCGACGGGCTTCGGCCCGTCTTTTTAATTTGAAAGGAGGCCAACAATGGCAATTACAGATGATCAGAAACGGAGATTAAATGAATCTATGCCAGTCGCCAACGATCTAAAGCTCGGCGACATAATTAAGGAATTACAGGAAGGCGGAGGCACGGCTGGTCCGAAAGGCGATAAAGGGGACACTGGACCTCAAGGACCGAAAGGCGATACCGGACCAAAAGGAGCGGACGGGTTCGGAACCAAGGCGCAGTATGACGACATCATCGCGCGGCTTAAAGCGTTAGAGGGAGCTGGCTCGTAATAATGGCCGTCTATAAGGCTTCACCGTTTTATTCCGTAGGCACCGACCAGACGATCGTTTTCGACCATAAAGGCGTTTACGAAACCGATGTTCCGGCCGAAACTAAGCAGTTGAATGCATTATGTCCGCGATGGATTAGCTGTATTGCGTCAGACGATGAGACGGAAAAGGCGGAGGCTAAGGCGCCGAAAAAGCCTGCACGTAAGTCCTCCGGAAAATAAGGAGGGCTGTGCGTATGGCTTTAAGCGTAGAAGCTGCAAACGAATATATTAACCGAATGACAATCGATAACGAGGATTGGAACGACTATGACGCCGCAAAGCAGCAGCGTGTACTAAACGTAGCCGAGGACGTCTTGTCTCGAAAGTTTCGTAAGTACGTCATTCCTGACGACGCAGTTTACGAGTTTACGAATGTGCTTGCGACTGCTTATAACGATACGAACCGCCTGAATAAGCATGGTATCGCGTCTTACTCAATCACCGGCGTCGGGTCGTTTACGTATAAGGAAACGCTTCGAGCTGACGATGAGTCTCTCATACCGAAAAAGACAATCGACCTGATCGAAGAAGCGAACGACGTAAAACTTAGCGGCCGGACCGTAAAAGCGACGGTGATGTAATTGGCGATCATACCAATGCGTCAGCCCGTGACCGTTACTCGTGCTTCAGATGAAATAGACGTGTGGGGAAACCCTGTGAACGTCGAGCCGTTCGAAATTAAGTGCCGAATCGACGAAGGATCTACTATTGCGAATTCACGTTCTTCCGGCGTTGTGAAGAGCGAGGAAGTCGTAGCCACGGCGCGCATCTTGGTCGATAAATTAGCCGACATCAGGTATACGGATACACTCGCGTTCACGAACGAGCTGGGCGAAACTATTGAGCGTAAGCCGAAGGAAATAAATGTGAAACGGCATGTCAGCGGTAAGCCGATTCTGACCGAGGTAATCGTATGAGTTTTACGTTGGATGCTGGCGATTTTCTATCGTTGTTGGATAGCCGAGAGGCAGCCGTTGAGCAGGCAGCAAAGACAGCGATGCATGATAACACGGATGACCTCGCTAGACTTGCGCAAAATATCGCCCCGATCGATAAAGCTACGCTCCGTCGCGGCATGAAAAAGAAGGTTACGTTAAAGCGCGATAGTTTGATCGGTGAAGTATCGTTCCGGGCCGTTGATAAAGGCTTTAACTATGCGCTATGGACCCACGAAGCGGAATACAAACTCGGACCGAATTCGGCAAGTGCCGGCGACATTAGCGGCTATCCGGTCGGTAATAAATATCTGGAACGTCCGCTGAAAGGTGAATCACAGAAATATATTAATCACGTAGCAGACGCGGTGAGAAGGGAGTTGTGATAATCGTTGAAGATAACCGAATTAATCTCGTTCATACAGTCGCGGGTTGACGGCGTTTATTACGCAAACGGATTCCCGCGGAATGCTGCAGACGAATGTACTTATGTGCGATTTACAGGCGGATTTCCTCCGTCTCAATGGACCGGAAAGAGTCAGCCGTCGTTTCAAATAATCGTACGAGGAAAGGCAAGGGGCGACGCTGACTGCGAAGAGAAAGCGTATCAGCTTCAGGAAGCGTTAACGAATCTCCGTGAAGTGTTTATCGGTAATAGCTCAATCGTTGTTATCCGCGCGGCCAATTCGGTGCCGTTATTTATCGGATACGACGACAATGATCGTCCCCAATACTCGTTAAATTTCGATTGTGTAGTGCGCCCTGACCGGGCGCTTTTTTAATGCAAAAATAAAGGAGGAAAACGGATGGCTGGAATTAAAACGATTCAAGTTCCTATCGGCCCCGCAATCGTCGAGTACGGCGAGGGTAAGGATATGGTGACGTTTGACATCACGAAGGGCGGCATCGTTTTTAAGGCGCAGATGTCTAAGCAGGATACAACGGTCGACCAATACGGTGACTCGATTGTAGGCTCACGGACAAAGGGCGGAACTTGCGAATGTACCGTACCGTTTGCAATCTATGATTTAGAAAAGATTCATAAGGCGGTTCCGAACAGTAAGTACGTGTCTGACGGAGACAAAAAGAAGCTTGTAGTCAGCGGTAAAGCCGGATATGACTTGCTGAAGGACGCGAAGCCTTTACGAATTAAGCCGACAGATCCAGAAGCGACGGCCAACGACTGGCTCACGATTCCGTTAGCTGGTGCGTCGACTGACATCGAGTATACCTATGATTCCGATAATGAGAGGATCGCTAACCTAACGTTTACCGGTTATCCGGACACGATGGGAGAGGGCGATCTTTTTATTATGGGCGATGAAACGGCCGGTACCTCTTCTGGCTCTGGTAGCGAATAACGAACGAAAGGCATCGTCGAGAGGCGGTGTCTTTTTAATTAACGAAAGGAGAGTCGCATGAACATTTTCAAAAAGAAACAGGAGACTGATTCGATCCAGCTCGGTAAGTATCCGGTCGAGGTTGCGAAGCTCACTCCGGCCAAGTGGAAACAACTTTTCGCAGCACTCGATAAAATTCCGTTTCTAGTTCTGGAAGTCTTTAGCGCGCCTAAAACTGATTTCTACTCGTATTTAGTAAGCGCGATTGAAGTCGGTATGGATGAGATCGTCGAAATTACGGCATTATTGAGCGGCGTAGATGCCGAGTACATCCGTGAAGAAGTCGGAACGGACGAAATTATCGAGTACATCACGCTCACTGTTAAAAATAACCGTCTCGATTCGCAAGCAAAAAACGTGAAGAGCCTTCTTCCGAAACTCGAAAAGTAGACGAAGAGGGCGATCCGTATACGATTGACGATTATCTGATCGAAGCGGCGATCAGTTTAGGTGTCACGCAGCATCAAATAGAAAACGAGTTTTATATGGTGGACATACCGAAATTTGTGCGTGCCAAGACGAAGCAAGGCGCGGTAAGGCGGATAGAAGACATTCGCGTACTTCTCGCGACGAATAGCCGGGCAAGTGAGGACGACGAGTATAAACAGCTCATGAATACGTTGATTCGGGCGGCTGGTCTTCGTCCGGAAGTGAAATTCGACCGTGAGAAATTCGAACAACTACGGGCTTTACAGGGGAATTTTCGGAAAGGAGGTAAATAGATGGCCGGAACAACAGTCGGAGAAATCCGGGCGCGTCTCGTATTAGACATGGCGGACTGGTCCCGTCGATCTCAGCAAGCTCGAAGCGATATGGATCAAATGGGCCGTTCATCCGCGAATCTCTCGAAGCAAATGGGCCTCATCCAAAAGGCTTCGCTTGCGGTTGGTGGCGCAGTCGTAGCCGGCATCGGTGTTTCCGTTAAGAAAGCGGCTGACTTCGAGGAGGCCATGTCGCGAGTTAAAGCGATCAGCGGTGCAACCGGTCAGGACTTCGAAGATCTGAAGAACATCGCGGCTAAGATGGGTGCCGAAACAAAATATACCGCGGTCGAGGCGGCCGAGGGTCTTCAATACCTCGCGATGGCGGGCTTCAGCGTAAAAGCGCAAGTCGGATCGTTACCGGCCGTGCTTAACTTGGCGGCTGCTTCAGGCGAAGGACTCGGACGTTCAGCGGATATCGTTTCGAACATCATGACCGGCTTCGGCATTAAAGCTGAAGACTCCGGGCATGCCGTTGACGTACTCGTAAAAGCGATGACGACGGCCAACACGGATCTGCCGCAATTAGGCGATGCAATGAAATTCGTCGCCCCTGTTGCGCACTCTCTCGGATACTCCATCGAAGATACTGCGACAGCCGTTGCGAAAATGTCAGATGCCGGTATTCAGGGATCGATGGCGGGTACGGCGCTTCGTGCGTCACTCTTACACCTTACGAATCCGGTCGGTCAGTCGGCCAAGGCGATGAAAAAGTACGGAATCGAAGTAAAGGACGCACACGGAAATCTAAAGCCGATACCGGAGCTCGTCGGCCATATTTCGAAGAAGTTCGAAGGGATGACGTCGGCGCAGAAAACGGCAGCGGCGGCACAGCTCGTCGGAGTTGAAGCGGCTTCCGGGTTCGTTACGCTTTTGGGCGTCGGAGAAAAGGGACTGCGCAATTATTCGAAGACGCTGAAGGAAGCCGGCGGGACAGCGGACAAAGTAGCGAAAACGCAGATGGATAACCTCAAAGGGTCATTCGAACAGTTTACGTCTGCGCTCGACGGCCTCGGAATTGCGATCGGTAACGAGTTTTTACCTACTTTCCGAAAAATTGTCGATACCGGTACGAAGGTGGTCGAGTTCCTTAGTGAGCTGAATCCGGGAATCATTACGACAGGCCTCGAAATGGCGGGTGCGGCGGCAGCGGTGGCGCTAGTTGCGTCTTCCATGATGAAACTCGGAATCGCAGTGCGCGGTTTGTTCGTTGCGATGGGTCCGGCCGGATGGGTGATCACCGGGCTCTCTTTATTAGCGGGAGCACTCGTCGGGGTGAAAGCGGGATACGATCAGATGAACACCGTTAGTTTAGAGGCGGCCGAGTCGAAGCAGAAGGAAATAGATTCTATCAACAGCTTAACGAAAGAGTTCGATAAACTTCAAAATAAAACGAAGCTGACTGCCGATGAATTCGTTTACTATCTCGATTTGAATGATCGAATTAAAACGGAGACGGACGCCAATTCCATTAAACGGATGAAGGAAGAACAGGAAGAGCTGCGAAAAAAATCAGGTCTTACAAATGAAGAATTTAATCGCTACTTAGATTTAAACGATAAGGTTATCGCAAAAGCTCCGGACACTGCGGCCGCAATCAGCGAGCAAGGCAATGCCGCAGCAAAGAACACAGACGCATTAAAGCGTCTTAACAAAGAAAAAGCCGAGGAACTCCGGCTGGAACTGGAAACCCAACGGGCTAAAGCTGAGGCCAATATGTCTAAATATATAGCCGAAGAAGCGCGATTAAAAGAAAAAGTTAATGCGTTGACGAGAGAGCGATCCGATTTAGAGCAGCAGGTATCTGATCAATTACAAGTTGTGGCAGCTAAAGAGAGCGAATTGGCGGCAGCTAAAGAGGCTAAAGATACAGCACGGGTGGCAATAGCTGAAAATGAGCTCAACTTAGAGCAGACAAAGTTACAGAGATTGCGCGAGCAGTTTTCTACAAATATGGAAAACCTGAGCTCTAAGAATCAAGAGCTCCAAAAGACCCGTGAGAACATCAATCAGCTAGATGTCGTTAATCAGAAGATGATCGACCTTGAGCTCCGTCAAGTCGGATTAAACGCCAAAAAGGGCGAAGGCGTGCGAGTGATCGATAAGGAGATTGGGCGTTTACAAGATGCGAAGGCGAATCTGAAAAATAACACGACAGCAGCCGATCGTAAAACGGATGAATATCGAAAGTCTGTTAAAGCAATTGATGACGAGATAGCAAACCTTCGTACAGCAAGAGGGCGGGTCGCGGATATTACGTCGGAAGCCCAAAGGATGAACGCTACTCTAAGTAAGGACATCACGAAACGAATCACGACAATTACTTCGGATGTTTCTATGAAGACGGAGCGTGCCGTAAGTCGGGGAAAAGGGAACGAAGGTACTTACCACACTGGCGGCGTCATCGGCCTCGGACAGATCAATAAACTTCACATCGGCGGCCTAGCGTCTCAATTTGCTAATCCGATGAGCCACGAAGTCGATATCCGGGCCCTGCGTAACGAAATGGTGCTTACCGAAGCACAACAGGCGAATCTTATGCGAATGATTGACGCAGGCCACACGACGGGCCTTGGAGGAGATTCCGGCTTATCGTCGGATATGCTTCGAGCGCTTAGTTCGATTGAGCAGGCGATTAAGACGAAAGGCGGCGCTTCCATAATCGTAGATGGATACGAACTCGGCCATGTAATTGAGCCGCATATCAGCGCGATCCAACAAGACGGCCTCGATATAGAAAGTCTAAAGAGCGGGAGGTGATTTCGAATGGGAAATACGGACTTCATAAAGAAAATCGCCCCGGATGCACAGAAGATATTCGTAAATTATAAAATTCTCGCCAGCCTTGTAATCGCGCAGGGATGTCTCGAAAGTGCGTACGGAACCAGTGGTCTTGCCGTTAATGGAAAGAACCTTTTCGGAGTGAAGGGCGAATATAACGGAAAATACGTCATCATGAAAACGTGGGAAGTAATCAACGGAAGAAACGTTCAAGTGGACGCCAAGTTCCGGAAGTACCCGACGTGGTATGAGTCGATGCAAGACCTTGCGAAGCTTTACGTAAACGGCGTCAGTTGGGACCCGAATCACTATAAGGCGGTCGTAGGCGAGAAAAACTACAAGAAAGCGACTGCTGCGCTGGTAGACGCCGGTTATGCAACGGACCCGTCTTACGCATCAAAGCTTAACAGAATTATTGAAACGTACAACCTGACGAAGTACGACACCGCCCCGTCTCCGTCGAATCCGTCCACTCCTACTACGCCGGGCACAAACAACCCGGCTCCGGTTGTCGTTGAAGAGCCGGAGGTATCTATCGACGTTTTTTCAAGCGTTTATACAACGCCTCCATCCGGTGTCCCTATTACGGATAGCAACTTCCGGATACTTTACAAGGATGGCCGCATAATTGACATGGCTCGCGATTTATCAGTTCTTGTGCGAAGTTTCAAAATTGCTTCGCCCACTCCCGATATCGATTACGAAACGATTCCGGGAAGGGACGGATTAGTTCGAGTGGGGAAAAACTTCGGAGCCCGAACGCTGACTGCCGAATGTCTCTTGCTCGGAGCGGATGACGTTGATTTTCATTTATTACAAGCGGAACTCTTTCACGCGCTTCATCGCGAGGAGGAGTTCTTTTTAGTTTCGGAAGCGACGCCGAAAAAACGGTGGCGGGTCGAGCTAAGCGCATCATTCACGCCTGACAGAATCGGTAGCTTTGGCGACTTTACGCTGACTTTCCAAAGCGCCTCGACTTATTGCGAATCAGTCGGCACCACACTGGATGCGTTTACGTTTGATGCGAACAAATGGCAGATAGGCGAAGGACTGACGGACGATATCCCTTCGTACAAACACAAGACGAAGACTTTTCGTATTTTCAACGCGGGAGCCGTCCGGCTAGATCCGAGATACATGCCTTTAAAAATCACGTATAAAGGCGAGTCAAATAAATTGTCGATCAAAAATAGAACAACAGGCGATCTGTGGACGTTTTCCGGCAATTCCACTACGAAGGAAGCGATTCAAATTTCCGGTGTTACTGTGAAAAAGGGTAACGTTAGCATCTTCGGTCAGACAAATTTCGGACTCATTACGCTTGAGCCCGGATGGAATGATTTTGAGTTAAGCGGAACGAGCGGGGATTTTGAGATCACCTTTGATTTCAGATTCCACTATTACGCGTAGGGAGGTGCGTCATGCCTAGTTTGATTGTAAAAAACCTTGCTAATCAGGTCGAAGCCTTAACGGACTTTAACGTGACAAAGAAAGATGAAATCGATAACGGCAGGTCTTTAGATGTATCAGTTATACAGACCGATCGGAACGCGCACTCCTTTCCGCTGATTCAGAATGAAGGCTCTCTTTTTTATGAAGACGAGGAATTTGTCATCCGAAAGACGCGCTATGTACCGATCGGAGGCAAGAGACTAAAGGTCGACATTACGGCCCTGCACCGATCATTTTCAGACCTCGGAGAGAATTACGTGTACGAGACTTCGGGGAAAAAGAAAAAACTTTACCTCGAAGATATGCTGGATATCGCATTAAAAGGCTCCGGGTATTCTTACGAAGTTGTACCGGATGGTCTTGGTGATTCATTTGAAGTAGAGGATTTCGGGAATGGATACTCGCTCGGACTGTTAAACGATATTAAAGAAAAATACTCGGCGGAATATGAATGTATTGGAAAGAAAGTGTACTTCGCGAAGGAGATAGCGAGAGATACAGACTATGTTATTCGCGATCGAGTAAATGTAAAAGATCCGACACAGGAAATCGACACCTCTTCTATAAAAACGTTTATCAAGGGCTTCGGAAAGAAAGACGACAAGACAGGGAAATATGCGGTCGAAGCTGAATACAAAAGCCCTTTGGCTGCAATCTACGGAATTAAACACGCAAATCCAATATTCGACGACTCTTACACGGCAAAGGACGAGGGTAAACTTGAACAGCGGCTAGAAAAAGAACTGACCGATAAGATTGAGATATCTATCAGTTTGACATATGTGGAAGTCGAAGCTTTGAAAATGCAGGACATCCGAAAAGGTGATTACGTGTGGTGCGTATTAGAGCCGTTTGACTTACGCACCAAGCTACGCGTTGTCAGTGTCGAATCTTATTCCAATCCGAATAAACCGTCTGTTTTTACTTTCGGAAAATTGCGGCCGAATATCAGTAAAACTGTCGCAAAACTAGGTCGTACGCAGAGCACGCTCTCCAAGCTTATCGATACGTCAACTGGGAAAGTGAAAGGCAGCGCCATAAGCGGAAACATAACCATCGGAAAAGACGCGATTTACGAAGACGGGTACGATCCGACAAAGCTGACGATTCCTACGTACGGCCGGGCAAACGCAACAACGGACGGTCTTATGAGCTCATCGGACTATGTGAAGCTGGCGAGTATCGTATTGGGGCCCGACGGCCAAGTTTATGTCTCGCTGGCTACCGAAACGACTGACGGCTTAATGAGCGCATCTGACTTCGCAAAGCTGCAACGCATCAAGGTCGGTACGGCTACGGTGGATATATCGACACTTTCGCAACAGCTCGAATCTATAAACAAGCGCCTGACCGCGCTAGAGAATAAATAACGAGGAGGAATACAATGCCGAAATTTCCGTACAGAAAGGCCGGGGCGGCGTGGGACCGTGTTTTTCGTAACGATCACAACCAAAACCTCGATGATATTGCGGACGATATTAAAGGATCGTATACGGATCTGGCCGCACATAAGAACGCGAAAACCGCCCACACGTCGGAGCAAATCGACCATGGCGGTTTTTCTTTGCGCACATATATCGACGGCCTGTATAACCGTATCAGAAATCTGATCCTTAACGCGGACGGTACAAACGTAAAAGAGGTCGTTGACGCTCGTGTAGACGCGGAAGGAAACATCGCGCCTCTATTGAAAGAGCGGCTCGACAAAGAGTATAACAAGCTTTTACGCAAAATTGAGCGCGATGTAAACGTTGATGATTACGGAGCCGATCCGACAGGCGTTAACGATAGTACAGAAGCGTTTAAAAAGGCGATAGGGAACGGTAAGGTGCGGCTAAATCTATCGGCAGGCACGTATATCGTTAAAGGCATCAAGTTGCCGTCATGGACGTATTTGATCGGTCAAGGTATGGGCGTTACTACGTTGAAGCTACACGAAGATACGCCGGCGAGCGAATGGGTCATCATTAACGCGGACCCGGCGTCCGGCAACCGGAATATCGTAGTCCAAGGAATGTCACTCGACTGGAATCCGGATCGTCAAGGCGGCGTTAGTTCAACTGGCGGAATCCATTCGAGCTGTTTAACTTTCGCGCAAGTGAAGTTCGGTATCGTCCGGGAGGTCGAAGGCATTAATCCGGGGCTCCACTGTTTCGACATATCGGCCCCTACCTACGATATTACAGCGAAGGATTACACCGCAACAGGAAGTAAGTACGTCTGGATCGATCGCTGCGTCGGCTATGGTTACGGTGATGACGGGATCACTACGCACTACAGCGAATATATCTTCATCACCAATAACGTAATGACAAATCCGCGCGGCACAGCCCACCGTAAGGGTGCCGCCAATTCGAACGGTATCGAAGTCGATGACGGATCTAAACACGTATGGCTTCTTGATAACTACACTGAAGGAAACATCCGAGGCGTAGAGGTGAAGGCTCATACAGAATGGCCGGCGCCTTGTAACGTCCATATTCGCGGACACGAATCTTTCCGGGATGTGCGCTCATTCGACTTGCGGCATATAGGACACCACTTAGCGACTGATCCGTGGAGCGAGACGGCGAGGGACGTAACGCTGATCGACTGTACTGCGCGAGAGCCGATATTCAATTCGCTGTATGACGGACTGGAACCGAAAGCTTTAGTCGTCTCGGCGTACCAACGTGTTAAGATAATCGGTTTTACTGCAATCGGTGATCCGACGTATGACTACAAAGGAAAGTCGATGATAGCCTTTCAATATAAGAGCCGGAAGATAACTGTAACTGGTCTGCAAATTTCCGGTTTTAAAAAGGCCGGCTATGATGTCAACATTACCGGAGGCGATCAGCGCACAGATGACGTCCTCATTTCTGATTTCGTTATCCATGATTCAGCGCAAAATGGTATCGGGATCGGGGGCGGTGTCTATAACGTAAACTTGGAAAATGGGATTCTTCACGTATCTAGCGGTACGGCCGGCATCACATCGCCGAATACGCAAACAAATATCTTAATGGTCCGGGCGTATGGTTACGAAAGTGCGGCAGTACTCGGGGGTCAGAAACATTCGGTCGTCCCTAACAACGTGAAAGGCGGGTTCCGTTCTGCTTCTACATCAGGTCACGTTTTAGACAAAACAAGCGCAGTCATTGCGACCACGGGCGGATGTACAACGAAAGGGCCTAGAAACGTCGTTTTAGGCGCCAGTGGCGGCTCATCCACAACAGCTTCGCGTCAAGCGGTCATAGCGTCAAACAATTCACATACAAAAGGTGACGGTCCGTCGAGGGTCGTACTCGCTGCCAACGGAGTTATCAACGATAACGGATACAGCGTCAGAGGGGGCTACGGAAGCGGAAGCGCCTCGACCGGAAATACGAAATGGGAACTCGATTCAACTGGCGGTCATATTCGCGGCACAGGGCGGGTAGAAAGCGTCTCAGATTTCAAAGACTTCGCGGAGTATTTCGAATCTGCTGACGGTCAGAAAATCGATTCAAGCTATCTCGTCGCGCTAGAAGGCGATAAGATACGAAAAGCAGGCGAAGGAGATAAGATACTCGGAGTTGTTTCGGAAACGGCCGGCTTGGTGCTCGGAGGCGCGGCGTTCTATTGGAACGATCAGTTCGAAAGAAACGAATTCGGCGGCTTGGTTTACGAAACGGTTATCGATGGTGGCGAAGAGTTAAGCGTACCAAAATTAAACCCCGACTATGATCCGACTCTCGAATATGTGCCGCGTGACTCTCGTGACGAATGGCATGTCATCGGCCTGATCGGTCAAGTCTTTGTCAGAATTGACGAAACAGTTGCCGTAGGGGATAGCGTTTCAGCAATCGAAGGCATCGCAACCAAGGCAGAAAGCGGAGGCTATGGAACTGTTATGAGAATCAAGTCTCCGTATGATGCGGAAAAAGGATACGGTGTAGCTCAAATGATTGTTACGCCGCAGCACTAAGGAGGTTTTGCAGTGATATACAATAACGCACCACTTGCGTTTGAGGTGACGAGCCGGACAAAAACGAATATAAAAACCGCAATACAGTTCAGCACGCAAGACATCGGTACGGCGCGTTTGATCTTCTCGTTAACAAAGGATGGCGTCCCATTGCCGTTGTCTGCTGTTACCGGGAAGCTCGTCATGTTCACGGCGGACGGCAGCCGGTTCATAAGAAGCGTAGAGATCACAGATAAAGTCGAAGGGGTTGCGCAGTACGTTCTGTCAGCCGAAGAGATCCGACACAGTGGCGATGTGCAGGCGGAACTTTATCTGTATTACGCGAATAAGCAGGCGCTTTCCATCCATAAGTTTTCGTTTACCATCGACAAGGCGCTGATTGATACGGATATCGTACCGTTGGCGGAATACTACGTGGATGACTTCGAAGCGTTGCGTCAACAAATCAACGACTTATACGACGAAGTGGTCGAAACAGTCGAAGAGCTGCGCAAGAAATTCGAAGACCTTGAAAATATTGAAACGAAAGAGGGAGCGCAAGCAAAAGCGGATGCTGCGGAAAAGAATGCGAAATCGTATACGGATACTCATACGAAAAGAACAGACAATCCGCATGGCGTAACGAAATCGCAAATCGGTCTTGGAAACGTTGCGAATGTGAGGCAGGAAACGCCGGATGGTGCGCAGGAAAAAGCCGACAAGGCCTTAACGGACAGCAAAGCGTACACGGACGAACACACAGGTCGGACTGATAACCCGCACTCAGTGACGAAGGATCAGATCGGACTTAGTAACGTCGAAAATGTCAGACAGGCCGACTATTATGCGTTTCGCCAACACGACAACAACGGAGAACGTCACACATCAAAAGTTGAGAAGGACAAGTGGAACGGATCGCAGTTGTTTAAATTGACGCAGGATACCGGCGCAGCAAAGTACATGACTGACGTCGATTTTAATACGGTGACGGATACCGGCTTCTATTACATGAGCGGTGCAACGACGTCTTTAAACGCCCCAGTAAATAACAACGGCTATCTGCTCGTTCATAACTACAGCACGTACGCGTATCAGGAGTATGCGTCCTATAGTAGCAATGATTCTACTTCTTCGGGCCGGCGGAAATTTATGCGTAATAAGGTCGCGAGTTCGGATTCTTGGACGTCGTGGCGCGAGCTCGAATCGGTAGAAGGGGCGCAATCAAAGGTAGATACCCACGCCAATAGAACGGACATTCACGTTGTACAGGCGGATAAAGACAAGTGGAATAGTCCGTGGGTCGCGACGTGGAATAACGTTACTTTAATTAACGGGGCGCAGCAAAACGCGAGCTATCCGTTCAAGTTTTCCGTAGCGAATAACGAAATTAAACTGCGTGGCACGTTCGGCTCGCTCCCGGCCGCCGGTACGACGGTAGCGAAATTCACGTATAAGCCGACGCAGCTCGTAGATTTCGTTGTACCTACGATCGGGTCTTACGGGACTGCGCGGTTTGCATTTACGACGGACGGCGAATTACGGTTCGATGGTCTTTCAGCAACCGATTCGGCGAGCGTTACGCGTGTGTCCTTTAATATCGGTATCCCATTATGGTAAAGGAGGAAATCAGAATGCACGTTTTATACTACGACAAAAATTTCGACTATGCCGGCGAAGAAGATATCGATGTAGAAGTGCTGCCGCCAAACAGTACGGACGTATTGCCCGATCCATCGATCATCTCGCCGCGATTCGATAAGAAGAAAAACGTATGGGTCGAAGCGGCGACGGAGGAATACAAAGAGAGCATTAAGCCCGATCCGCCGGCTCCGAATGAAATCGAGAATCTTCAGAAGCAAATAGCGGATTTATATTATCTTATCGCGACAGGAGGAAACTAAATGACTTGGTATCTCCGTATCAAAAATCTTTATGACGCCGGTCTTTGGACGAAGAAGCAAGTTCACGATACTGTCGGAGCTGGCCGGATAACGCCGGAAGAATACGAAAAAATCACCGGGGATGTTTACGATCCCAACGAGCCTCCTTCCGAAGAACCTTCGGAAGAAACAGGCGGACAGGAGGCGTAGTTATTGAACGGCGGCGAATTAGACGTACTCAAATATTTTTTAACGCAGGGACCGTTCGCGGTCCTTTTTACGTGGCTGCTGATTTACGTAATGAAATCGAATAGGGAGCGCGAGTCGCGGCTACAGGACTTACTCGATAAATTTAGCGATAAGTACGACGTCATCATCGACAAGATCGATAGACTCGAAGAAAAATTCCGCGGAAGAGAATAACCAAATAAACGCAACATGCCCGTCAGGTGAGAGTCCCGGCGGGCTTTTTTAATACAAAAAAAACGAAAAGGGGACGATTTAATGGCGATTTCAGTACGTAAGAACTTAGTGTCTGCGAGTAAGTATTCGATTAAGTGTCCGTATTCAATGGATGCGAAGTACATCACGTTCCACAATACGGCCAACGATGCTTCAGCAGACGCAGAAATCCGATATATGATCGGAAACAACAACGAAGTGTCTTACCATTTCGCAGTAGACGATAAGGAAGTCGTGCAGGGTATTCCGACGGACCGTAACGCATGGCATACCGGAGATGGCAACGGCGCAAATTCAGGCAACCGGACGTCTATCGGCGTCGAGGTTTGTTATTCGAAATCAGGTGGCGCTAAGTACGAAGCAGCCGAAAAACTTGCGATTAAATTCATTGCACAATTGCTGAAGGAGCGCGGATGGGGCGTCGATCGTCTGCGTAAACACCAAGATTGGTCCGGCAAATACTGCCCACATCGCGTTCTCGACGAAGGTCGTTGGGAATCCGTCAAGGCGGCAATCGCAGCGGAGCTCAAAGCACTCGGTGGCAAGTCTTCCGCAAGCAAGCCGGCCAAGACGTCCGGATCGACATACACCGTTAAGAAAGGCGACACTTTGTCCGAAATTGCGGATAAGTTTGGCGTCAGTATGGCGAAGTTACAAGCATACAATGGCATTAAGAATGCGAATAAGATTTCGGTCGGCCAAGTGTTAAAGCTGTCGGGGGCGGCCGGCCCTTCTAAACCGCCATCCAGCGGTAAGAAATACGTTTACCTTCCGGCTTCGGCCGATTCATGGCGCATCTATCCGACCAACAAAGCGCCGGTCAAAGGGAACGAGTGCGGCTTATTGCGTCCTAAGAAATTCGGCGGTCTTAAATACGAAATCCTTGCGAATCCGCAAACGGACGTGTATACGATCAAGACGGACCAGTTCGGTAAAGTAAACATCTATGCCGCGAAGTCCACAGGCGCAACAGTAAAATAAACGAAAAGGGAGACGATGATAATGGAAGAAGTATTAATTTTCGCGACTATCCTCGCGCCCATCTTAACGGCGCTCGTTCAGCTCGTTAAGAAGACGGTTAAGCTGCCGACAAATATTGTGCCGGCTCTCAGTTTCATCATCGGTATCTTATTGGGCGCGATTGCCTATCCGTTTACTGACCTCGACTTGGTGCTGCGTTTGTGGGCCGGCGGCTTTGCGGGTCTAGCAGCGACCGGTCTTTTTGAAATCGGAACAAAGCGAGAGGGAACTACGAAATAAAATAACGGAACTTTTTGCGGGCGCTTTCGTATGAATACGTAGGTGTCCGTTTACATAACGAACAGGTATTGCGGAAAAAGATGGTCGGATAGTATAATTTAACTACGAATAGGGGAGGCGTGGAATTTGGAGAAGATTACTGTTAAGGCGCTTATGTATTTGAGCGTCATTTGTGTAGTAGCCGGAATTATTGCGGGGTTTGTAGTATACGATAAGGACGTAGCAGAAGATGCAAAAACGAGTAAAAAGGTAAGCGAAGAACTATACGATAATTCTGTCGCTCAAGCGCAATATAAAACGGACAAAGCACTTGCGAACAGTATGCAGTCTTCCGTATTCTTTAGCGTCTTGGCCGGCGTAGTATCCGGCGCTGTTCTTTTCGGACTCGCGATTATTATTCGAATCTTAGATGAAGCGAATAGTAGAGCGTATGAATCAGCGAGTGATCTACGATTAATAAAAAACGATATTCGCGAACAAACTGCGAAATAATAAACAGCCCCGTCCTTAACCGGATGGGGCATTTTTTACGTTTATGATATCCGCAAATCTCACGAAATTGGTATCGCCCTTGGCGTCCTTCACACGAAATTCCTTCCGTATGTGGTCCACGTAATGGACTGCGCCGATTACTTCGCGTATGTATCCGTCGTCATAAATCTCAAACGACAAATCTGCGCCTACTTCCATCGATTGAGCGACCGTTAATTCCATATCCTCGATCTGCTGCGCGTCCAGTTGCGGCTTCTCTACTTTAAGCTTCGCCTCAGCCAGTCGCTGAAGCCCTTCGCGTAATTCCGGCAAGATAAAACTAGAAGCCCACAGTTTGTTATCGCTAGTCATGCCGAACACCTCCGGCTTTTATTATATGCGAATGTGTGTTCGGATATCAATCGGAAATATTTAGTCGCGAATTTCGAATAGCTCGTTCATGTCCGTGATACCTAATCCTTTAGCGACTTTGGCGACATGCTCACGATTTATTGTACTGCGTTGGTTTGCGCAAAGTTCAGAAATTACATTATTTCTTACTCCGACCTCTTCGGCAAATTTCATTTTCTTTATTCCACGTTTGTCCAAAATTTCCTCAAGTTTTATATAAAGGCGCAT